ACCTTTATACCATGCATAATTAACATCGTAGGAAAGAGAAATTTCTTTATTCCTTGTAGCATACGTCTCTCCTATATTTTATGCTTCAGTATAACAATTTCATCCAATGGACTACGCTTCGCTTGCCTCTCATGCAAGCCGTTAGGCTTCTAAAAAGCCCTTAATAGCTTATGGTATTTTTGAACATCCTCTTTCAATTTCCATTGGGAATCCCTAACATCATGGAAGGCGTAGTATTCCATGTCTTCTATACAGTTTGCAAAGCCATCTTGGATGTCTTGATATTGCCTCTTAGCTAAACAACCGTCTGGCAGTCCTTCTACAATGTCTTTTAATGCCCTTGTTTTCATGTAAATTCTCCTTTACTTTCAAGCCTAACAATTAAATCAAGCAGACCTTCGTTCCTCGGCTGCTTATTCTGTGCCGTTAGGTGTTTAATTCTATCGTGTAAAATATATCCGCTATTGCAGGGGCATTCAGTTGCTCTTGATTGTTAGTGCAGAAAATAAACATCTGAGTATTATCCGTAATAATCCGAGTAACTGCCTTTAAATTCTCTAAGGGGATTTCCCCCTCTACTAGCACTACACTTGCCGATGTATTTATCAGCGTTAGCTCAAATCTGTTATCTTCTAAAATCTGCTCCATGCTGGCATGAAGGCATTTCCCTTCGGCTTCCGCTAGTTGTTGCGCTAGCAGGGTCTTGCCGCATCCTTGTTGCCCTATGATAAGTAAGGCTTTGCCCTGTTGTTTAATCATTTGTAGTAAAGTCATTTCATTCTCCTTAAATCCGTCTAGCTACACACCTAACAATTTCATCAATCAGACTTCGCTACGCTCGCTGATTATTCGTGCCGTTATAAACATTACTGATTATGCCAAATCACAATGTCTGCTCTGCACATAAATACACACCATGCTTTTCTTAATCTCCACAGGATGCCAGTCCTGCCTATGGGTCTAGCTAATACCCAGCCGCCCTTAGTTTCAGATAAACAATCCCAATTTTTGATTTCCTCTGCTGTAAATTCGCTTACACCTTTCATTTTATCTCCGTTAGCCATGCTTATAACAATCGCATCAAGAGGACTCTTCGAGCCTCTTACGCAGTGCCGTTAGCTTTTTAATAATCTTTCACTGCAAGCTTGTACTACAGGTATAGCAACAGTGTCCCCAATCAAGTCATATAATTTAGGTTTTTCAATATTTATCATGTATATTACTCCTTGGGGCAAAGCATATCATTAAGTTGAACTGCCTCTTGCGCTGCAATACCTATTTGTTTTCGCATACACACATGAATAGCTGAAACAACCCTGCGCTTTTCTTTCATGCTCAAGACCGAGCGGTCATGCCCTGTTAATTTTATGTACGATGTGCCACTAGCTGTCCAAATAGATATGCTTGGATTAGCTTTAAGCACAAAGCAATACTCATTTTGAACCCATAGCTTAGGATTGTCTTCTATAGCTTTAGCTAACTGCTCTATATCATCCCCAATCTTATTCATAAACCACATAGCCCATCTCCTTATTTTGCCTAACAATTTCATCAATCAGTAATCGTGGGGGGGTTTTTTCATTTAGGTAACTGGAGACGTATCTCTTCCGCCAGTAGCTCCGCTAGCCTTGGGGGTACTGCATTCCCCACCATTTTATACCCAGCCAATACATTAGTGTATTTAAACTCAAAATCGTCAGGAAAAGTTTGTATCCTCGCACATTCCCGTACAGATAACCTTCTGTAAAGATGCTCCGCGCCCTTTTGAAACACATGGGCATCCTTTCCTACCCTTGGCATAGGTGGTGCCTGTGGGTGTAAAGGTACTTGCCTCCCCCCTGCTTGTATAGTGAAGGATGGTTCTGCCCAAGACCTAACCCTATTTCTTGACATGAAGATAGGAGACCACCCTGACACCAGATACTCATGGTTTAGGGTTGAGGGCTGTGCCCTTATAGAGGGGGTGCTTGAAGGAGCTGGGCAGGCACTCCCTTCTAGGTCAGATATAGCATCTTGCAGGGTTAAGGATCTTTCTTTGTGGGTAGGGGCAGGAAAAACAAAAGTCGTCCCTAAATCCTCGCGCACCCCCACGAAAAAGACTCTTTTTCTTGATTGGGGCACTCCATAGTCTTTTGCATCTAAGAGCTTAAAGGATAACCTGTACCCACACCCTCGAAGAAGCACTTTGATACATTCTAGGGCCTCGCTATTCCTATTGCTTAACATCCCCGATACATTCTCAGCTAAGAAAAACTTGGGTTGCTTCTCCTTAATCACTTTGATGAAATCGAAGAATAACTGACCTCTTTTATCGTCCAGCCCTCGTAAAGCCCCTGCCTCACTCCAGCTTTGGCAAGGTGGTCCTCCTATAACACCATCACAAGAGGGTATCTCCTCTGGGCATATAGACGTGATGCTTTTTGTATTGAGGGTTGTGCCCTTATGATTATGCCTAAAGGTATCTGCTATAGTCTTATCATTTTCATTCGCCCAGATAATATCAAACCCAGCATTTCTAAACCCTAGGTCAAGCCCCCCTGCCCCAGAGAACAAGGACACCACTCTTAATAACTCTTTTTCCATAGTGCCTCCAAAAGGTACGATACTACTACTGCTACAACTACTCTACGGGTCGTGCCTGTTGAGTCAGCACCTCGTTAGCCTTTTTTAGGCTCTCCAGCTCCAACTCCAGTTTCTCAACCCTGTCTGCATAGGCATTTACTAAGCGGGATAGTTCACTACCTGTATCCCCTTGCCTCATCAAAGCACTTAGCTTCATCTCGAACCCCCCAATAGTACATGCTGTAGGATACTGTGGCCTATAACCTCAGCTATTTGAGGCATGATACTATTCCCTATTTGTTTTAGCCTATCTCTGTCCAGTCGCCGCTGTACCCCATCATTAACTCTGCGAACACTGGATTTAACCTGTGTGGGTCGCCCCCCTCCGCTGTCTCGCACTTCCACGTTTTCTGATGTAAATTTTTCAGCACCGTTCCACGCAAATAGCATTTCTTTACATCTCTTGGTGTCCCACACCCCAAGGACTTCATATTGGGGTGGTTGCTGTCGCTCACGTTGGGGGTAGGCAATAATCCAAATCCTTTCTCTTTTGTGTGGTGCACCAACGGAGGAAGCTGGGATAATGTGCCACTCCGCATCATACCCGATTTCCCATAAATCTTTGAGGACTCGTTCAAGTCCGTTATTTCGCAGGTTTGCCACATTCTCGATAATTGCATATTTAGGTTTAATCTCCTTTATCAGCCTATGGAACTCACTCCATAAACCACTCCTACTGCCTTCTTTTACTCCTGCGCCTTTACCTGCAACACTTATATCTTGGCAAGGGAAACCCCCACATATAACGTCAGCAGGTGCGCCCACCATCGTTGTTACGTCCCCATGGATGGGGGTGTGCTCCCAATGTTTTGATAAAACACGTTGGCATTGCTCGTCCACCTCGCAGAACTGTATAGTCTTAAACCCCCCTGTGCGTTCTAACCCCAGACTGAATCCGCCTATTCCGCTAAATAAATCAAGTACCGTAAGCATATTATATCTCCTGTGTTGTTTCAGACTAATAATTTCATTGATTCGTGGGGCTAGGCTTCTAGGAAGCAGCCGCAGCCTCCTATGTCGAACTTATCAATATTCAAAACCCCTGTTTCTACTCCCATCCTAAACTCTTTTAATGAGTAGTAAAAAAGCTTCTTATTTCTTGTAACTCTCAAAAAGGGGTGTCTCTTGCCTAGTGTTTCAAATAACCTCTCTTGCGCTATTTCAGACTCTTTATACTTCTCAGGGAAGTGTTTTAATACTTTAGCCCACTGCCCTTGACCTGCTTTGACACATGCCCCGTGGCAGTTGTTGTGGCTAAACCCTAATTGATATAGTAATGGTATCGGTAATCCATCGTCCTCCACTATCTTCAACATATCTTTTTTGCTTAGATAAGGTTCTTCGCATAATGGGGCTTCTACCTTGTGTGTCACATGCTTCCTATGCGTCTCTAACCTGTGGCTCTCTGTCCAATCAATACCAAGATATATTGTAGGGCACTCTCCACCCTCGGCATCCAACCACTTAGCAAACACATCACTTTTTAGCGTGGTTGAGCAGTGTGCCACCCTAGAGTTCCCTGCGTATTTTTTGTCCTCAAACACCTCCCATATACCTCGCCCATCACTAATCTTTATAAGGGGTACACCCAACACTTTCGCTGCTGAGTCTATGAAAGAATACAGGTCGGGGTGTTCTCCCTTAGTGTCTGTAAAGACTAAAACTGTATTCTCTGTGCCGTGGGCTTCGACTACGCGCTTCGCAGCAACGTAGCTGCCAATACCCCCAGAGAAACTAACTATATGTTTACTCATTATATCTCCTGTGTTGTTTCAGACTAATAATCGCTTGTCACGAGCGAAAGCAGGTATGTGTAGTTAAACGCTACGTCCTGCCTAGGGTTATGCGCTTGACTAGCATCCCTTCGCTAATTCACTCTACAAGCACTACATGGCTAATGCAGCATGTTAAGCCTAACAATCTTATCAAGCAGTATAAGTTACTGGTTACGTTATCCAGTGCAGCATTATCGTAGCTGCCGTTATTCGACCGAGAACTCCCAATCCATTACACGCTACTGCCAGTTCAAATTGGTAGGCTGCCTTTCAATGCGTAGCACATCACTCGATTTTGTATTTCTACTGGCTCTTGAAACCTGCCTTTTTGATTATGCTATTAGACAAATAGCACACCCGTAACGGTGGGTGATACCAGTTGTCCGCTATTTATCACGGACTGATTTAACCCCATCAGCCGATAAAGGCTACGGTCAAATCTTAGGGTTCGCCACCCATATCTCCCTGCTTGTGCACGTCTACACATATCACACGTCATTTCGTGTTCATCGTTTAAGCATCGTTGAGAGGCTTAGGGGAGTATTATTTTTTACTTATAACCTGCATAAAGAGGACTCATCGAACCTCTTACGCTGTGCCGTTATATTTCTAAACTTACTGCCTTAACATACCCCTCTGCCTCACTGTCTTAGAAGGGTAAAACAGGCACGAACTACATACCCCTTTACCTGCTATAGCTATTCTGTGAAGTACCGCTGATTTACCGCGTCTCCACACATTAGGTAATCTAACTAATAGCCTACCTCTATAGCTCCATGATGCAGTGGTGGTAGTCATCCAATGCCTCTCATGAGGTAATAATCTCATTCCACCCTCCTTCAGTACAACAATGTCCCCCCAACCAGACTTCGCTTATAGGGGGTATTCAGCTCTCTTCTCAAACCCTTCAGACACTAACAACTCAGATAGTGTTTTCACTCTATCTTGTAAGAGCACCGTAGCTATCCAACGACCATACTTCCCTGATTTCTCAGTTAGGATTGTAACTTCCTTGCCTTCTATCAAGTCTATAACCCTGTTCTTAGCCAGAATACCATGCTTACGTTCCGCCTCAGTCTTTGGTCGCCAAGTCTCTGGGGTGTCTATCCCCCTAAGCCTAAACCGTATTGCCGCAGTCATATGAAACCCTAGGTCTACCTTTGCATCAAACGTATCCCCATCTACCACTCTTGTAACCAATACTCTATACCTATACATCCCTCTACCTCCTGTATGCAATAACAACTCTTAATATCTCTTCAGCGTATCTAACCGCCCCATCTCTTCCAACATCCCAACATTCTGCCTCTTATTCCTGTCCACCTTCATCTGGAGGGTGTACCACCTAGTAGTGGCTGCATCTATCTTATGGTCACTCTCTGGGCGGAGTGTATTCCCCTGACCCAACTCTTTAGCTGTCATGCCCCAGAACCGTGCCTAGCGTAATACTCCTTCGACCTTGCCAAGGACAGTCTCCTGAGCTCTATCAGCAGTTTGTGCTTCTCTATCATTAACGCTGTCACCTTCATAACCCTTACCCTTGTTACTCAATTCTCTTAATTCCCTTTCCAGAAGGGTAATCTTACGCTCATATTGCGCTATCTTCCCTAGAAGTACAGCCCTTTCCTCTACTACCCTCATAACCCCAAACCCTCCTAAAACTGCCTAATAATATATGTGCCCACCTCAGGCACTGGTATCACCTGTGTCCACAGCTCCAAGTCCCCAAGAGACGCGATAGCATCATAATCCCTAATAAAAGCCTCTAACGTATCCTCTCTATACTCACAACAAATAGAGACACCATCAAACTCCTGCCCCTTACCTTCTTCCTCTTCCGTCAGGTACTCAAACAATGCCCTTCGCCCCTCAACACTGAAAGACTCCTCTCTGTCCATATCCCTAAACCACTGCACAAACATGCTCTCTGTCAACTCTATATACATACCCTAACCTCCTTTTCTTATTGTCATATACCGTTATATTTCTAAGCTGTCTTGTTCTTCTTCACTTAATGCTAGGAACCTGTCTATCATCTTATAAAACTTCTGCCCGACCCTCTCTCTTGGCTCAAAGTTCTTTTTCACAGGGTGCGGTGGTGTCATCCTGTTTCTTGAATACTCAAACATCCACCCTTCATACTCATAGAAGGTAGGCATAGATATATGTATTAGGTTAAATTCACTCATTGCACCTCCTTAATATAAACCCATAACGGGGAGTATTTACTAGTGTAATTTTTACTTGTCTTGTAATAAAGCCTTAAATGCCTGCCACTGGTCTTACCCGATTTCATGTATTTATCTGCTTGAATAAGAGCACTCTCAAAAGCTCTATCCACAAAGAAACGTACGCCACCTCCGTTCATATCCACTATTTTACATTTTTGTTCTGACATACACCCTCCTATATTTCATCAATCAGGCCTGACTTACCTTGCCAGTACATGCATTCACATCGTGTAGCAGCTCCCCAGTCCCAAAAGGGCTGAATATCTGAGCCCCACACTTTGGACAACCTCGGCTGGTTCTACACTCCATCTTGAAATGTTCGCATTCAGTCACATACCCGTTGCGTGTATCAATAATATCAGTACCACATTTTCCGCAGGAAAAACTACTCATCCTCGCCCCCCAAAACACCCAAGCAGTCCTTCAGCACATGCCCCAACAAACTCTCTGTATTGGCTAACACAGCGCAGATACGCACACCCTCTTGATGATGCCCCTGCCCACACATCTCCACCCACTGCAAATACTTCCTGACAATCAACAACTCTTGGTCTGCATCCTCAAAAGGCAAAAACAAAAACGCCTCCGTCTCACTGATGCACACCTCAGGTTCTAACTCCCCACTCAACCGCACAGTGAAGTCAGGGTACAACCACTTAGCCAAGATGACCTGCTCCTGCAATGTAGTCCCTTCTAAAACCATATACCCTCCGTCACCACTAAGAATAATACTACTCCTTAGTGATACACTTGTCAACATAATAAATAAAACCCCAAGAAAATCCCCCAGTATTTTTTTGTATTGCCAGCACAGCGCACCCAAACACTATCTGATTTCTGGTATTGCCCTGCCTATAACTACCCTATATTAAGATATGCCCTAGAAACTTTTTCACGGTGTTTTTGCAAAGTTCCTGAGTAAGAATGGCTAAATACTCCCATTGTTGGTTTTTGAAAAAAGAGTATTTAGATGACTATTTCTACTTTTTGCCCTTAAGCACCCTTTTTTGCCCTTAAATAAAAATATACCAACACTCCCCCTGCTTGGTCATAACCGCCCAACACCCCCATGAACTTAAGTGCATACCCCCTTACACAACACTTCCGCCCCTGCTGACTTAACCACCCTAACTGCCCAATATATATAGCCTTATATGAAAATATTACTAAAAATACCCCATGCATTTACGGTACTATAACCAAAAACGAGAGCCAAAACGCCCCCCCAAATGGAAGCCTAGAGGGGGTGGGGGTTAGCGGCTCAAATTATTTTTCATCGGGGAAATCCAGAAAAACCCCGATAAAAACCCCATATGCCATTCCGAAATAGACGGCGGAGTTCCAACCTGTGATGCTATCTAGTGCCAGCAGTGGAATAAGAATAGCGAACCACATTATAATCAGGAAGCCTATAGTGCAGGTTACAGGGGCTTGGTTGTCGTTATGTGTTACACCTTACCCCCCTGCAAGCTTGGCTTGTAAGCATGAAGCATAAGCCCTTGATTATAATACATAAAACCCTTCGCGTGTGTTGTCATTATATCGCCTCCTATGGCTATGTTGTCTCTAATATCCAGCGGCATAGCGTACAGGCAGCGGCTATAAAGCTGGACTTAGAATGTGTTATTGATTTATTCTTGCTATGTTATTGCTATGTTATTAACTGTCCTGCTGTGTTACTGAATGTTGTTTATTGTTTCTATTTCCGTGTTACATTTACTCTTATTATTCTATTGTTGTTTATCTATATTATTATACTAATCGCCCCCTAATCCTTTTTCATATCATTTATATTGTGGGTTATTCTAAGCCCTTCTTTACACTTGTCAACATTTATTATTTTGTGTATCAATGCCTATGCATAACATAAGTATAGTTACCGATAGCGGGTGCTATCCACTGCGTATAATACGCCCCTCGCAGGGGTAAGGGTCTTAAATTCCTTGTATGCGTATATTCTATTTCTTGTCTTAATAAAACGCGGCGCGTTCTCTCTGCATTGTTTATAGTAGTGATTGCTTCTAATTCTTTTTTATATTTTAAGTTCGCCGCGCTCAATGCTTGGACTTGATAGAATGCTTTCGTTATGCAATCGTCACATATATTAGCGTTATCTGACTCTCGCAACTCGTCAATATCAACATACTGGCAACACTCCGAACACTCCCCTATCCCCTCATTCTCTGCACAATCCTCATCACAATAATAGTGCCCGTTTTGTGCTTCTATGCTATCGCAAGTATGAATAGGGTCACAACATGATGAGCAGTGCCCTACCCCCTCGTCCTCAGCACATTCAGAACTACAATACGGCACCTCATCAGGGCTAACAACTTCTACACTATCTTGACTTATCATATCGTCACAATGCCCGCAGGGGTATATATCGTCTTGCGCCGCACAATAATGTGAGCAATAGTAAGAAGTATGGCTGCTTCCCGCGTGACTATGCGCGTCATCTATTGCTATAGTCTCTTCGCAGTTATCACAATGAACGTAATCATTAGAACAATTTTCACAAACAGGGTCGCCGCCTGCGTTGTAGCCTTGGGTGTCCTCGTCACACCTATCGCCACAATCTGCACATTCGCCCCCGAACCATTGCCCCGTTGTCACGCTCGCTACCTTTGCATCTATATTACATGCCGGGGTACTTAGTGTTATCCCCCCGTCCTCAGCACAATTCAGAGAATCCAACCAAGGGTATTGATTAGCCCCGTCCAGCGGCTCGGCTAAGTGATGAACTAGCGCTGGCAGCTCTTCACTATTATGACAACCCGCACCCGTTTTATCGTAACAGTACCAGCCATGTTTTTCTGCTAAGTTTTTCGTTAGCTCCCGCGTGTCTGGAGTTGAGGGGTACGCCCTATCAACTAAGTAAGATTTGTTGCCTTCCATATCTTCAACCGCCCACAAAAAAGCGCGGACTGCGGCCACATTCTCCCCTTTTGTGATAGCATATGGCAGGTCGCTCCAGATTAAAGTATATGCTCCCTCTGCTGCTGAGGGAGTGGGGTTTATTAAAGGTTTATCGTCTGTAATCGCTAACGTCTCGTTTAGCTCTGCCCACCTATGATACGTATTATCTAAAGCATCATCTATGCTCTCTTTGTTCTCTAATGCAGGCCCTTCCATACAACTCCCGCTCCGATACCCGTAATGGCGCGGCAAGATTTGACCTTGTAAACTTTGATATATTTTGGGGGTGGTGCTGAACCCCTCATTTTGGGCTAACGGGTGATGTTTTAAAAGAGCGACAATAAACTTATGCAGGTCTGACTCTGATAACTTTATACTATCAGCAAGCCACCTTTTTATTAGTTTATTAGCCTTCATTTTTTTTGTTCTAGTACATGACTCTTGTTTTTGTGAGTATGCTAAGTGTGTTCTTTCTGTACTACTGAATCTTGCGCTGTCTGGCATATTACAAAAAATATCGGGCATGCCTACGCTCCCGTCTTTGGGCAGTAGCATGTTTATATGCTTTATAGCTTCATGTGCTAACGCCTCTCTAAATACTCTTATTGCTTTTTTTGTTGTATCATCTTGTGATAAACACATATTAAAACCTTCCTTGTTTTAGTTTTTAGTTTTTAGTTTTTGCTTTGTAAAAAGAAGGCCGCACCTTTTACTTTTATCGCTGTACTTACTGCAATATTTAAATAAGTGTCTAAGCATTCTCGTTGTGTAGTTGTTATGTTAGCCCCCGCAATGCGGCGCATAACCCTATTGAGTTGGTTCTTTGTCTTTGCCGCAAAAATAGCATTTTGATAAAACACTAATAACGGGTGAGCGGTGTGGGGTTGACGTAATATCATAATGTTAAGCTGGCCGCTGCTACTGTTACAGCCCATGACTCTGCTAAGCTTAGTCCTGCCCCCCCTGCCACTAATAATACGGGAACCACTAATAGTATAGTTTTTAATATGCTTTTCTTATTCATTATGAACCGCCTTTTTTCTCTTACTGTATGACGAGAATATATCGGCTGAATTTCACTTGTCAACAAAAAAGATTTTTCGCCCTGATACCCTTATTTTTCGCATGGAATTTGTCATATTTTTTGAAAAAACAACGCACAATAATCCCACCTAGGCAAGGATAATCTCACTTTTTTTTGGCCAGTGGAATCTAACATTTTCTCAAAGTTTTGACCCATCTGACCTCCCATAACTGAAACCCCCTTAAAGGGGTTTCCCCTGAGCATTTTATTTTCGGATTTGAAAGTTTTTGGGTATCGTTTTTAGTAGGTCATAATCCCTATTATTTTTGCATAGAAAAGTCTATGGTATTTTGGTACTTTTACCTATGCTAGGCTATGCACTTAAGTTCATGGGTATAGGGCTACCCTTCTATGGATTTAGCTGCGGACAATGCTTGTACACTATCTGGTATGCTCTGAGGGGTTATCCCTGCCTCTAGCCATAGGTCTCCCCTCGTAATCAAGCCATATAAAACTCCTGCCATTGAGTCAGCCACATCTTTAGAGTTATGTACTACTGCCCCGTTAGCTAAGCAGAAGTTCTCGTTAGGGTATGCTCCTAGGTCATACACAGGGATAGGCACGGCGTGGCTCACCACCTCTACTTGAGTAATGGTAATAGTGTCTCCCCTCTCTGTTGGTAGGTGGGGGTTTACATCCCTAGAGATTATTGTGTCTCCCCCTACTAAAGAGTCCGTCCTTGCCCAGCCCCTAGAGACGAGGACTTTATGCTCCCCTGTAAGCTCCATGACTACGCCCTCGGAGGAGTAAACCCTGTATGTCTCAGTAGTTTCTCTAGTTACCCTCGGATGTAGTACCTCTTGTGGTACGAATACCTCTAGGTCTTCATTGTACCCCTGCACTACATACCTTTCTCCCCCTGTATGCCCTAGAGCCATGTCTGCTATAGTCCTAGTGACACCACTACTATCTTTAATAAGGGTTGAGCCTATTAAACTACCGTGAGGAGGGTGGTCTACCTTACCTTTCTTTGTGTCTAGTTCTAGTTGTACCAGCTCTGTACAAAGCCTCTCGTGGTAGGGCATCTCTATTCTACCATCATACAAGGCCTGCTTAACAACGTCATAGGGCGCGGTTGTTCTATCTATAGACTGTACCCCTGCCCTAAAATTCTTAGTCCTTAGGATTTGGATAGTGTCTGCTGACTGATATGTATCTAGTGACACCCACCCGATAGGTATCCCTAGCTGGTCTCTTAATGCGTATATCAGCTCCCTTATCTTCCAGAACTGTATTTCTCCCCCTAGAGGTGGTGCTATCTCTAAGGTCATATCTATTACAAATTTGGGGAGTATCTCAAACGTACCACCTCTATCTACTTTAACAAACCTCTCTATGTGCCCCATAGCAAAGCCTGCGCTATCCCCCGTGAGAGCTAAATCCATATGAATCCAGCGTTTAGCTGTGGGGTTTAGGAGGTTCAAGGTACTAAGTTCTGCTGAAGTACTAACAAAATCAACCTCTACATTCGATGCTATAGACTCTAAGGTGCAGGCATCAAATATCTTCGTGCTATCTAAGATGAAGGGGTGCAGAGCCATGGTGGCTTTGCCAGCAATATCTCTTAGGCTACTCATCATATCATTTTGGAAATCTTTTCTGAAGTCCTCTGGGATACGGTCATACAGCTCTTCCTCCCCCTCAGGGATAACAAAGTCTGGCTCTTCTATTCTGGGTGCTCTAGTTAAGTCTCCTGTGAATATCGTAAACCACCCAGACACAAACTCTTGGGGTTTAATATCCCACAACCTTTTAGAGTATATAAATATACTGGGGTCATTTACTGCCTCTTTCTCTTTGCATTCAGTGAAGTCTCCGGGGTAATGCTTAGAGGAAACTAGGCATAGTACTCCCGGAAGGTTTCCTTTCTGCATAAACCTAGATTTCCTTCTCCTAGCTATAGAGTTATATATCTCTACTGCTTGGTCGAAGGTGTCTCCCGTTCTGCTCTGCTTGGATTTCTCTGTGATGCTAAAGAAGTTAATCTCATCTATCACACCTCCAAATACATTCTGCCCTATCGTGGCGGTAGAGGAGGCTGATACGGGGCGCACATACACCCTATTAGGGAATTGTAGTTCTGACTCTATATCTTTATTGTAAGGGTAGTGGTTCTTAAAATAAGGGGAGTTATCTATGAGAGCCTTGAACCTCGCATAGTCTACCTGCTTGGCCACCTTCTCCGTTACCGATTGGAATATGAATACTATCTCTGAGGCAGGGTCTAACCCGTATTCTGCTTGGGGGTCTACTAAGCAGCTTAATAGGTACAGTTGGTATCCTGTGGTGGCAAGGGCTGCTGTGGACTTACCTACCCCAATAGCCCCTGTAAAGACTCCTTCATCGTACTTGCCTGTATTAAGTTCTATCATGTCAGTCATGACAGAGGGGTATAGTGCCCCTTCATAATTAAAAAGGTTAGGGTCTGTAATAAATGTTTCAAAAGATACAGGTATATCTCTGTACTTACCTAAAGTATGAAGGGGTGCTGCATCCCCCTTCATGGCTGCCTGTAAGGCCTTATATATCTGAGCCCTAGCTTCTGGGTCAGGGAGTCTCGCTACCTCTGGGAATAGACCCTCAATGTTCTTCATCTATAATTGCCTCTTGGAACACCGTAGCTGCTTCATCAGGGACTATGTTGGATAGCTTAGTCTCGATGGACTTAAGCACGTCTTGCATAGATATAGTGTCACTCTGTAACAGGTTAGAGTATGCTTTATCTGGGTTGATAGCTTTGTACATACCTGCTTGGGATAGGAATCTGTGCTTACTATCCTCGGCACTAACTGCCGCCCCTAGTGCTTGTAGTCGCACCTTCTTATCCTTCTCTGTTTCGTCAGTAGCTATTCTCAGAGCTACCTGCTTAGCTTCCTCGTAGAACCCCATTGTCTCCCCCACAAAAAGGGGGAAGTCTAACTGCATAACATTTTGTCGTATCTGCTTCTTCATAGCATTTATATCAGAGTACACTGTCTTTAGGTGTATGCCTAACTTCTCTGCTATGTCATTCTTATGTATGCCTCGCATTAGAAGTTGTTGTACCTTTGTCCTGCGTACAGCTAATTCCTCTTTGGTTATTTTTGCAAACCTCTCTCCTCCCGTATCCCCATGAGACTCCTCTGTTAGCTCTCCCAGAATAGTGTCCATCTCCTCGGAGCTGGCATGTTTATATACCTTGCCCCCCTTGGACTTCTTCCCTGTTATGAGCTCCACATCTAACTCTGCCCCTCTTCTTTGTATTTTTACGCTCATTATGTTCCCCTCAGGATAGTGGTTAAGCACCACTCCCCTTTTTTTGGGTAGGGTAGTGTTGCTATCTTAATTTGTCCAACCTCATGAATAGAACTGTCTATGCGAATCCGCCCATTAAGGGTGTATATCCCTACTGAACTTAAGTGCAGAGTGCAGGTGTTCTTATCTAAGATAAGCGGCACAGGGGCTAGTATAGGCAGCCCTACTTTAGGGTGCTCCTTAAACCCTTGGGAGGCACTATAGATAGCATTACATACCATCTGTGCCCCCAGTGGGGATGACCTCCTTATAGAGGCATACATTTCTTTATGGAGTGTTGTTCTGCCGTAACGGTGTAGGGCCTTCCCTCTTTTTGTTACTTGGGCACACTGATTCTTATACTCCTGCAACAGGGCATAAAGCTTAGACTCCTGCTCCTCTGAGGGGTATAATATTATCTCTTGGGTGTGGGTGCGGTGCTCCCTCACCTAGAGTAACTAGGGGGTAGTTTGTTGATACCTTTTTTTATACAGGCTTGTATTAGGGGATTAGTAGACTCCTTGGGTAAACCTGCTTTAGGTGCAGCTATCCGTGGAACTACATACCCCGTAGTGTTCTTTTTGGGTATTTTCTTTCTTGCTTTAGTTACTTTAACCTTGGTGGTGTCGGTTGAGGGCTTTTTCTCTAGGCTTCTTAGGTCTAGCCACCGCCGCCGCAGCTCCTTAGCTGTGTGGTGGTACTCTAGGCTCAGCCCTTTAAAGCTCCTCCCTGATTTTACATATCGTTGGAGTAGTTCATCTGGGAGGGCAATTCTTGGGTCATCAAATACTTCCCCTGCTGCCTCCAGTACCTCAACTACCCTAGCCACACTCACTCTAAAAGTGAGTGCTACATGCTTAATCTTCAGCCCTCTTCGGTGGAAGGCTACGACTCTATTGCTTAAATCATCCATACTCGTGGTTGCTCTCCTATTCTTGTCCGTCCTTAACTTATAGGTGGCTACAGGTCACACTTATTACTGCTCTGTATTGTTTACTATACTTGGGTGTGCCTGTAGCCCCTAACTGGTGGAGGGGGGGGGGGGTGTTGTTGTGCCCTTATGCCCTGCCCCCTTATGTTACAATGTTGCTGTGATGGATACCTCTGGGAACACCCTATCAAATACCTGTAGTACCTCTTCGGCTGATGATTCCTGCATTAAGGATACCATAGTTACCTTAGCACCACTACTGCCAGCAGATGTATTAGTGCTGCCCATGTAGTCCATACAAATATACTCTAAGGCTACCCCATCATACTCAGTGTCTGCTGCATCCTTAGCCTGACCTATAGCATCCTGCACTATCTCCTTCTGGTCATCGTGAACTTTGAAAGTGAGGGTGGTAACAGTAGAGGCCTCTTGCTCTAACGCAACAGTGTCTGTCTCTTCCCCCTCAGAATCTTTCATAGCACGGATAAACTCTTGAATTTGTAGTACGGTCATGCCTGCTGCTCGCTCCGCCCACTCATCTACGTTATCTAAATTTAGGATTGAGCTTAGTACTCTGAGTTTTGTCCACCCCAGCCCTGAGACTTTTTCCCATGGAATCTCGTTCTCCACAATATCATTGTAAATCTTCATAAGGTACATGGCTTTTCGTAGCTTCATACCAAACATATCTTCTACTAAATCTTTAAACCCATCATACCCTGTGTGCCATGCATTTGTGTATATGGCATCTAGTATGCCCCCTAAGACAAACAGGTTCTCATCTGCTGAGTCTAGGGCATCCTTTGCTTTTTTTAGTGCGGTGCTCTCATCCAAAGACTCAATTAGGTGTGTTGATTGTTGTAGTACGTCCAGATGCCCTACCTTCTCCATAGCTCTCTGTGTTTTTTTCGTCATGGTGCCTTTAGCCCCCTTTGTTAATAGGGCTAAGGTGGTGCTTCCTGTACTATTATCTACTGTACTCATATGTCTATACTCCTATGGTATGTCGTCATGTTACTGTTCTTTCTTTCACTTGTCAATGCTTAAGCCTTGTTCAAGAAGGATGTTATATACTGCACCTTCTCCAAAGCCTCTAGGTTAATCTTAGGCATAGGTATTCCGTGCCCTCTTAGGGATAGTCCTATGTGGGCTAAGCCTATCGCATCGGCCACGTTATCATTACTGGTCTCAAAGCCAAACCGCTTATACGCCTCCAGTATCATAACATCCTTTTTGCAGTTTCCTTTCCCACTCACAAACTTCTTCAGTGCGGTGGGGGCAACCTCATACCAGTTTAGATGGTTAACATGCCAATACAAGCGCATAACCGTGCCTAGTTCTACCATAGTGGCAAGGTTAAACTTGGCATGGAGGGCGTACCCCTCCGTAACTATTATGTCAGGTTTGTACTCCTGTACCCTAGCAAGAATACTCTCTGCTATGTTTGTCGCCCTCTCTATCCCTTTCATGCCCTTAGGGTAAGCTAATTCTTCTTGCTGTAGTACCTCCCCTTCTTGGGATACTAGGGCTAGCCCTGTTTTTGTGGAGGCATCAACGCCTAGGCAGGTAATCATGCTGGTTCTTCCTCTGGGGTACTCTCTTCTGGTCGCCATTTAAGACCTATAGGGTGATTCCCAGAGAAGCAGGCTGCTGTTACATGGCATTGGGTAGCCCTTTTGCAGAATGCTACTGAGCATATGCCCTCAGGAATAACCCCCAAGTCCCTAGAGGTTCTGACCGCCCATGCTCGCCTAACAGGTAAGTCCGTAAGCGTGTCGTCTCTATGGACAATGAACTCCTTAAACGGGCTTATCCTATCATCCCTAAAATCATAGTCCCCCACCTCCGTATCCTTAACTCCATGACCTTTAGACCTATAAAGTATTACTGCGGTGTTGGTGTCTATCTTATCCTTATTTGGGTTGTTGCTTTCTGCTATAGAGCGCAAGTATAGGCACGTTCTCTGCTTATGCTCGGCTAGCGGTGCTTTTAGCCCCCCTTTCTTTTTTGGGTCAGGGTCTTTAAATTTATTTCTATCTATAGTCTTTAGCTCTACAGGGCATAGTAATGGTCTGCCTACGTCTAGGAATAGGTCTATTCCACAAGACACGCCGCTCTTTTCTGATGTGAACCTTACCTCTCTATACACTAGGCTTCTACTATTACACTTAACGCAGGTATGCGGTACTTTTGTGAATAGGTGGAGATGCCCACACTCCTTACACAACCAATCCCCTACGGCTAAGTCTCTTAACCACCTGTCCGCTACCATAGAGTTATTTTCTTCTCCATGGTCGAATGTGATAGCAAGGGCTGTCCCTATAAACTCATCCTTAGCCTTTACGTTAAGCACATCCATTAGCCGTACTTCTCTAGGACAGTACTCTGGCTTGGTAACATCAGAGGCATGTATCCTCTTATACCCCCTAGCCTCTCGAAACCCTGATAGCCTTTCGTGGATTAGTCTCTTTATTGATATTTTCTTTACATGCTTTGTTATTTTCATACCTGTGCCTCCCAACCTAACTAAGTAGTGAGCTCTCTAAACTCAGACTCCCTCACTAACACCCACTTTCCCCCTCTAACTGGGGAGCCTGTAGCGTCAACAAAAGTTACTGATAGTGCTGGCATCTTTTGTTCTGCTAAAGCCTCAGCCTCTATCTTTAGCAGCCAATCTAATTTTACGCTCATACTCTTGTGTATCGTACTCTTTGCCTCTAGCAAGTAGGTGTTGAGTTCAACGTCCCCCTTGCACCCCTCTAACGCCCCAGAGGCAGGTCTAGTCCTGCCCCCTAAGCGTTTTGCTACCAACCTCTCGGAGTTAGTGCCGTGGCACCTCTTATTCCTTCTTGCTAGGTACAGGCTGCTACTCACCTTCAGCTTCTGGTAAGGGTAACAGTAGCCCTCTCTTGTGTAACTCCCAATTAGTAATGGCCTTTACAATCATACTCCTAGTTTTTGATGAGGGGTACATATACTCCGCTACTTTTTTTGCCTCTTCCCCTGTGCTTTCAATAACATTTGCTTCCACAGCCGCCGCTTTAGTAGGGTATTCTTTCCCTTCTGAGGTGACATATACATCTCTACTTTCCACACTAATTTCTGGTACTTCATAGTTAATAGTCATTCTCTTTCTCCTTGTGCTTCTTCTATAGCTCTCGCAAAAATAGCAGCCTTCACCTTATCTAGGTTTTCTACCGTGCCATACACTGTCTCCATACACTGCTTCTGGGTATCATGCTCTTCCCCAAATAGCTGCCACCCTTTGCCGCCCTCTACCTTACCTAACCACCCGTACTGCTTTAGGTACGCTTGTATAGCAGGGTAATCATGGCACTGCCCTGCAAGTAGCCCGTTGTGTCCTACCATGGCCATTTCAAACTTACAGGTGCCCCCTGTGGTTTGTACTTTTTTCTTCTTAATAATTACACTCGTCTCTTTCCTGCAAGCCAAGTCAGGGTGTACATGCTTCTCTATAATATCCTTACCATAAAACCGTAGGCTTAGGGATGCTGCAAACTTAGGGGCATTCCCGCCGGGAAGGGTCTCAGGGTTCCCAAACATTACTCCTATCTTCAGGCGTATCTGGTTTATATATATGACTGTGGGGGCTCTCCCCTCTCTCCTCGCTACGGCAAGACCCTTAATCACTTTCCTAGTTAGTTTCCCTACTACTAACGCATTTCCTCCTACCACCGCTTTCTCTGCGGAGGAGCTGCCCTCATTTGCGGTCATCATGGCTGCCAGAGAGTCGATAGCTATTAGCCCCACATCTTCTGCCTCTAGGAATGCGTCTACCATATCCACTACTTCTTCTGCATAATCAGTTTGGATTAGTACCAGCTTTTTAGGGTCTACCCCCAATTTAGTTGCCCATACAGGGTCAAAGGCATTCTCCATGTCAACAAAAATACATTTAAGGTGGGGGTGTATCCTCTGGTGACTAGCGATAGCTTTGAGGACAGTGTTTGTCTTATTGCTCGACTCTGTACCGTACACTATAGATAGCTTTCCTCTGGGGAATCCTCCTCCTGTGATAAGGTCTAGGGAAAAGATGCCTGTAGGTACACGCTCCAAGTCTATAACCGTGTCCGCCTTAGTTACAGCTGCTTCCCCGTAATCCTTCCGCATAGCTGTCATTAGCTCGTCTACTGTAGGCCCAGCCATTAAGTAGCCTCTTGGACTTCGTCTAATAGTGCTCCTAGTTTGGTGTCACACCAGTCCTGAGCAAACTCAAATACTCCATCCTGCTCCCCAATAGTGCAGGGGCAATGGCAACTAACCTGTAGCTTTATATTCTCATAGTTACCTAGGTTTACTGTTTTTGACATAGAGATGCCTACATTCATTACCTGCTCGCTACTTACCACCTCCGAGATAATGTGGGTGTCTTGTGTCGTACTATTTGTCCTGCTATCAGAAGTTGACGTACTTCCTGTGCCTAGGTATTTGTCTTTATCTATCATAATTCACTCCATGTTATAAAAGGGTCTGACCCATCTTTAAAGTACCTCTTTAGTAGTTCTACTTGGTGCTCTGTATAGTACCTCTGACTACTAGGAAGGGTGTGTTTAGGTATGGCATTACTTCTCTCTAAGGGTAGTAGTCCGTGTATCGAGACGGGGCTGTCTAGTACTACCCTTCTGGCGTTATGCCCTACTACCTCTCGCCCTCCAACAATGAATACCTTTGTCCTGCTCTCTGCCTTGGGTTTTCCAGACCTATACCTATCGCACTGCTTTATTGAGGTGTCTCTGTACACCTTATCCTCTTTATATCGCTCTCTACGCTTAGCATTATACTCGTCCTTCTGCTTGTCATACCACGCTTTAAATCGTCCTGCATCCGCATCTGTCATCTAGGCCTCCATTTACTATGCATCTCTCTTAGGGCATCTATCTCCCTCTGCCCCCCTACCCTCCTAGCCGAGAAATAAGACTTTATAAGCCTAAACTGGGAGGGTGTGTATCTCTTAGCCTGTGTGTCTAAAGTGTGGGGGGGTATCACCTTCTTTTTACACAATGAATAGAATCTGTTAAGGCTTATGCCTAGGGATATGGCTACATACCTTACTGGGTATTGGGTTTTACCCCCCCTAACCAACTGCTGAACCGCCTTTTTATGCCCATTCTTTAGTCGGGTGTAGTAGTCAGCAACCGCCGCCTTTAGGGTGTCCTTCTTTAAGGCATACAGTTCCTTCCGACTATTAAGTATGTGCTCTTTATTTCTCGCATACCATTGCCTGTTGTTTTCCCTAAGCTGTTTCCTTCTCCGTGCTGATACTTTGGGCATTAGTACACCTTTCTCTTGATGACCTCTGCCCCCACCTTTCTATACCACCTGAGGCGTTTATTGTAGTACTGCTCAAAGAGAGAAGAGTCTGGGTCTCTAATATCAAGAACCATTGGTGTTTTTTTGCTAGGATACTCCCGTAATATCCTGCCAATAATCTGCACTACATCTGAGCGAGGGGTGCATAATACGCAGGTGTCTAACCAAGGAATGTCTGTCGCCATTGAGCACATTTTATAGGTAGCTAGGATAACTGGTGCTTGCTTTGCCTTCTCCCTAGCCTTCTCACTCATACCCCCAACATAGTAGGCTATATCCTTGTCCTTAATACCTAATGACCTTAATATTGGGTGTAATTTCTCTAGGTGATTCTCCCTAAGGTCTGAGAATAATATAGTCCTCCTGCCTTTTTTATAGGCAGCAGCGGTAAACTTAGCAATCATATTGTTTCTATCTCTATCCGCCCCCAATAACTTATTAACATGCATAGTTTTTCCTGCGTTAATAGGCATAGGTACTATAACAGTGATAGGCTTATTCGTTTTATTGCACTTGGTAGTCCTCCTTACACGAGGTAATTTGAAGGAGCTGCATACCGTCATTACCGTGGGGGTAAGCATAAGGGATTCACTTACTACTTTTATCTCCCCGATATGGCTTTTAAATATAACATCCTTACCATCTGACCTATAAGGAGTAGCGGATAGACCTAACCTGTATTTAGAGGCGTACATCCCACATGCCTTACTAAAGCTCTCCGCCCCCATCACATGACAGTTATGCACTATAAGCCCATTAGCCACAAAATTATGGTTATCTCTTACGCTTATATCGTACACCCTAGTTTCTGTATGTGGTGCTATCTCAACCACCCTCTCAGGTCTATGCGTCCCCTCAACACTCTCTGGGGTTTTTAGGTTATCCCCTATTAGTAGGTCTTTAGCTTCTACCCACGAGCCGCCTACTAAGAGGAGCTTATGGTCAGGGGTGCACACTATCGTTACCCCCGATTTAGTGCGGATACATAGGGTTTTTCGCACCCCCTTATCGAAGGCTTTTGTTACAGGCTTATACTCTACGCACTTAAGTTCTTCATTATAAGTAAGTACATCTATCTTGGTGTTAGCGGCTACGGCCTTACACAGGGTATCCAGTCTCAGTAATCCTGTGGAGGTGCGTATCTTGGCTGCCCCTGATATGCACTCATCAAAGATGGTAAGCCCAAACTCCCTCTTTACAGCAGAAGGGTACTTATCTTTGGCTAGGGAGTGTACCATCGCTATAACTACTTTCTTACCCTTAATGTCGCACCTATCCTGCTGCATGTACCCTATATCTTTATCTGTCAGACCTAGGAACTTCTTAGCTGCGTCTCTCCACATACCCATAATATCCTGCTTGGGTACCACCACTAGGGTTTTTAGCCCTAATTTACCTGCTATAAACATCCCCATAAATGTTTTTCCTACGCCAGTGGCAGCCTGCATAATATGGGACTCATCTTTATTAAATAACTGTATGCTCTCCGTAATTAGACGTACCTGCTCCTCATTCCTAGGTTGCCCTATAGGAGGCATGGGTAATATTGGGGTACCTGTGACCCTCTTATCCTCTAAGCCCATGGGGTTTCCTTCTCTGGGTACATATATAAACCCGTCCTTCTCCCTGTAGGAATGGTACTCCTCGCCATACCTAGAGGTATAGGTGTACTTCGTCTTTAATTTCTGGGTGCTTTTATACACGGAACAGGCACCTGTCCACAAGGGGGTACTACTCGCCATTATCCTACCTCTCGATTAGTAATATAAGTGTAAATAAAGGGGGCAATAGCCCCCCTTACCATGTGAGTAATGCTTATAAATCCTTATTAAAGTCAGGGATACTTGCATCTGTAGCTGTGCTTATGGCATTAGCAGGAGACGTGCTCATCCCTAGGAGATTACGCATATCCTCTGCCTTGGTGTACACAACTTCCTCCTCATAATTAAGAGGTTCTGCTTTTTTCCCCCACTTTTCAACCAGCTGGTCTCGGTCTAATTTGGCGGAGAAATCAAATAAGTCTCCGACTGCTGGTACCTTATCTCCCTCTTGTCGAGATACATCGAAGGTAGCACCTGCAAGACCGCCTCGTTTAGTCGCAAGACGTTGTAGTATTTTTCTAGTGCCTTGCTTCATCACAAAGAGTTTAACCGTGTCAGAGTACTCCTTTCCGTCCTTCTTAGACACATAGGTAGAGTGGTCAATAATGGTCATTATGGCTACGCAAGCAGGGTTATCTCCTGACTCACAGATAGGGCAAGGCTCAACATCCCCTGTACAAGTAAATAGATTGCCCCATTTACCGTTTAGCTTTAAGTTATGTTCATAGAAAACAGGTACATCTAGTAACCCATTAGCATCTAGTTCTCCATCCACAAACGTAATTTGTGTTTCCCCACCAGAAGGTAGCCAGAACCTAAAGGCACCGTGCTCTTTCTCTCTGAGGTCTGCTTTTAACTTCTCTTTCTTCAGTATCTCTTGTGCATCTGCACCTTTCTTTAAAAAACTAACGGCCATATCATCACTCCTAATTTGCTGTACCTAGACAGCTTATTTCTCGTACCTAGACGAGTTGTGGTAGGCTATTCCTGACCTTACCACTTGTCAAGGGGTATTAAGTTTCAATACATCCCCTAGCAATTCTTGTAATTCTACTACGGTCATATCTCCTGCATCACTCTTGGGGGTGTACTGGGCAGTGACAGTGTTCCCTAGATACTTCCTCATGTTCTTCCTAGCAATATCGCCCCCATGCCCCGCGTCAAAGAGAGTTACTATCTCCACCGCGTCAGCTAGGCGTAGGGTTTTCTTCTTACTAAATGAGCATGAAAATCCTGCCACCACATTTGGGTACACCCTCTTGATGCTCGCTACATCAAATACAGACTCTGTGACTAATAGGGGTTTGTCTAGGGACATAGTGTCCTCTCCATACCAGAGGTGTAAATTTGTTTTGCCCTCGTACTGGTACTGGTAGTACCTTAGGGTATTGCTATCTAGGATAGCCCTCCCATTCATACCCACTAATAGACCTTCTTGGTTCCTGTAGGGAAAGCAGACTCTTTGTTGTTGTTCATCCCACCGCATATCTAAGTCCACAGCTACATCTGGTGTTATCTCCCTAGTAGTTAGGTAGGCGCAGGCAGACTCGGACTCCAAGACAGGGGGGTAATTGTTTAGCCACCAATCAGGAAAATCCCAGTCTATAGTAGGGACTTTAGAGTACTCCTCATAATCAGGGATGCTATCTGCAGATACCATAACCTCGTCCGCTGCCCCTGCACAAACCTCCATAAGTAACTTAATATTCATCGTAGTAGGCTTGCCTGAGTACAGTGTTGCGACTTCTATCGCTAAGTCCATTAAATCCCCACTGCTGTTGCAGGAAAAGCAATGGTATCTGCCAGTAGGGTCATCACATTGGATGCCAAAGCTAGGGTTGCTATCCTTACCACTATCATGCTTAAAGGGGGCAAAGGGGCAGGGTAGGATTACCCACGCCCCCCTTTCTGTATGCCCATTCCCAAGGATGCTAGCTATATTTAGGGCTGTAGCCCTATGCACTCTTAACTACTACTTTTCTCGCACCACTCTGGTTGGATTCCAAGACTGTGCCCCTTTGTTCTGGGGTGAGGTAATCATCCACATCACTTAATTTTATGGAGACCAACTCCATAAATACCTCTTCCCCCAGTAAGTCTCTAATGCGGTGCATATCCTTCACTGACCTAGAGGTGGCTTTAGCCCCTACAGTAACAACACTTGTCCCGTCATTATACACTTGGGACTCCTCCGCATCATGGGCAGTATCAAAAGCCGATATGAGGGCTTTTTTTGTTGAGGCCTCTAATTTCTTGGCTGACAGGTACTCAGGACTAGCGTTTAGCTTAGTGAATGTACTTTTAGCTTTGCCAAAGGCTTCAGCTAAGGATGTAATCTCCTCTTCCGTGGTAGTTGTGGGGGTGATTGTGTCCTGCTTACTTTTTTTCTTTAAAATGTTTACTGGCATATTGTGTTTCTCCTTGTCCCCCTTTAGGTATCTGGGGGGTTTTTTATTAGGTATGTGTATTACTTGTTCCCGCTAGAGCCAAACCCTTCTGCGCCCCTGTTGGACTCAGATAGTTCAGTTGTCTGTTGTAGGCGCACATTGACTAGAGGTACTAGGAGCATTTGTGCTATCCTATCCCCCTTAGTTATATGATATGGTGTATTTTTCTCCCCCATACCCCCCAATTTAGTTAGGAGTACCCCTACTTCCCCTCTATAATCTGAGTCGATAGTTCCAACACCGTTAACTAGCATTATCCCTTGCTTGTATGCCAAGCCTGACCTTGCGCGTATCTGCAGTTCGTAACCCTCTGGTACCTCTACTGCGAACCCCGTCCTTACCAATGTGCAAACCCCTGCAGGTATATCAGCACTCTCTGCTGCTCTAATATCCATCCCTGCCGCCCCTACCGTCTCATACTGGGGTGGTACTCCCCCTTCCAGTAAAATAATAGGTAGGTCAATAATATTTCCTGCATAATTTTCCATAGGATTCCTCGTATGTATCATTAGTTAGTATTGCCCCTGCTGCTGTAGATGTGTCATCCACTCAGGGTCTTTATCTTCGTGCTCTTCTTCTGTGCTGGGAGGGTTGGACATATATTCTAGTAGTTCCACCCTAGTCTCTTCCTCTAGGTCATGGAGAACACCTAAGAAAGGGTTTCCTAGAATGTTATTCTCTGGGGTGTAGGTGGTCGCCTCTAGCCCCACTGTAACGGCTTCTAGGGTAGTGTCCCCATCTGCATCATCCCACGAGAAGAATACATTTATGGGCTGTTCTTCTACCCCTACATAAGTACTCGTGAATAGCACCGCGCTAGTTTGACCTAGTATCTGTATCTTTTTTTGCATAATAACCTCCTTGTCTTGGGTGGTAGTCTGACAGACCTATCTTAACTTGTCAACATGGGATTATAGGAAGGCATTTATTTGTTTCTTCCTCCACTTTTTAGATTGGTGCTCAAACTTAACTAAGGCTTGTGCTGCACCTAGGCACCATTCCCTCCCCCAATGTAACACTGCTTTCGCTTTAGCCTGTACTTTCTTATTCTCTGCTTGTGTGTCAGTACTCATACTGCTTTTCTCTCCTGTGTATAGACCCTTGCGTTGGTCTGGTTATCAAAAACAGTGCGATACCCTGCTTCTATATCTATGCCTCTCTCTTGTAAGTAAGTAAGTAAGGCTACTCGGTCTAGCCCTTCAGCCTTGTGCTCTGGTATTATAACAGTAATCATTCTTCCTCCGCTGGGGACTCAAAATCCTCATTTATGTAATCGTCACCAAATCTCTCTACTTGTCTGGCTCTTAAATTATCTGGGTCGTAGTCTGCCAATAAAAAAGTGGCGTGGGGTATTAACGCCTTAATAAAGTTACGCTGTGCCTTCTTAGGGGTTATAGCAGCAATGCACACACTTACCCCTTGTTCTGACAGTAGTGCTGCGACTCCTGCCAGTGTTCTTACATTAGTGTCTCTAGCTTCTGCACTTAATGACCAATTTTTAGACCTAACCCTTACGGCGTGGGAGTCTAACTTAACCCCTTGGAATTGATTAAGTATCTTTGTTTTTCCTGAGCATGGAGGGCCATAAACCCAAACGACTTTGCCTTTCATACCAACACCTCTCTCTTTATACTATCTGCTATTACCTTAATTTTAGCTAGGTAATGTGTTAAGCCTTTACTATTTATAACCCTTACTGTCTTATACTTGTCTGGGTACCCCTTCTCTGAGGCGTGTTCCTCCCCCCCTGTAGTAGTAAAGGGGTTATTGGGGCGAATGACATGGATTATTATGCCTCCAGTAGCCCTTACCCACGCTGCCTCATCCTCAAACCTGCAATCACTAAGTACAACATACTTACTCCCAGCAGCCCCAGCAGCCTCTATCGCCAGCTTTGCTCGTAATACCCAGAAATCACCCCCGAAAGTGCCCCTAATAGCTTCTGTCCCAAACTTCTGAAGCATATCCCTATGGGTTAGTCCCCACTTAGGGCTCATAGCGGCTTTCCCTTCCTGTGTGTGGAAGGTACTAACGTCCACTCCAAATAAAATAGCTGCTGCCTTCTTTAGGGGGTCTGCAAAGGCTATCTCTGTTGCATGTAGTGCTGTTACTAGCTCTGAAGCCATAGTGGACTTACCAGAGCCCATAGCACCAGATATAGCTATAATTTTAGGTTTAGTCTGCATTCAAATCTCCAAAATCTTCTTCTTTCCACTCAGAAAAATCCATATTGCTGAAGTCCCAGTTTATCTTAAACGTGCCTTGTTCACCACTCCTTCCTTTTAGTACACTAACCTCTCTTGATTGGAGGGTTTCCACTGTGTCACTTTGTAACATCCCTAGGACAATACTGGACAGCTGCCCTATAGCATCTGACCCTGCGATATGTTCTAGCCCAGTGCTATCCCCCGTAGAAGTTTTTACTTTTGTGGCTTCCCTGTTTAGTTGGTACGATAAACATGCAGGTATATCTAATTCCGTGGCTAGGTTCTTAAATAACTCGCAGTTTGCCTCTATCCTTGCAGGCTTAGATAAGTAGGTGTCCTTATGCCTAACTAAGTACGCCCCATCAATAAATAAAACGTCAGGTGTTAGCTGCTGGGATAGCATCCATATATCTTCAGCTGTTGAGCTGAGTGCCCCATCAATAACATAAAAGGGTACATTAGACTCTTTTACTTCCATCATGGCATGAAAAAAGTCTTTATAGTCTTGGGTGATAAACCCTGCTTTCATTAAGTGCGTTAGGTTTTTGCGAGTGTACATGGCAGCTAGTCGTTGAAAAATCACCAAGGGCTTCATCTCCATAGACACGAACACTACCGCCTTACCATGCTTCTTCCACGCATTTAGAGCGACAAACAACAGTAGGAATGTCTTTCCCATAGCAGGGCGACCAACTATAGAGAGTACATCTCCTCCACCAATACCCCCTGTCATATCATCTAGGAACTCCCACCCAAAAGTTAGGGCATAGTCATCCCCCTCCATAATGGTCTGTTTGTATGTACCAAGTAGAGACTCTCTTGCCTCCCTAAAATCCATAATTTTACTACCATGGTTTACCCTTACTAACGCCATCACGTCTGCCATGAGAGAATCTAATGCCTTCTCTGGGTTCATATCCCTGAGGGATGTGCTAGCGGATACCACTGCCCTCTTTAGCATACCATGTAGGTGTTTCTTCTTAACCGCATCCTCGTAGTACTTTAGGGGTTCTGCAGGGGCACTAACTTGCAGCCCGAACTTATGCTCCACCGTCTCTACCGCAGGGATAGTGCCGTATTTGGTGACGTGGGTGTGGATGTAATCGTACACCTCTGCCTCATTGGCACCCAAATAAGATGCATCAACATCAAGGTGTGCAAAGGGGGCTACCTTAGCCCCGATAAGGACACTGTGTATTAAACTCATTCCTGCACTACTCAAAATAACACCTCCTCTTAATCAATTATGTTCTTAAAATGGTTGGTAATATGGCTCTTAAAAGGTGCTCCGTAATCATCAGATAGTGCTCGCATATCCTCTACATATATCACGGTCTGCTGCCCTTTAGCATACCTACTGTACAGCATCCCTAAAATAAGGGACGTTTGCCAGTCTGGAACTCTCCCCCCAGAGGACTGCCTGTAAAAGAAGTTAGGTATAAGTAACACTGTGGCATCGACTGTGCCTCCCTTCTTATACACCTCTATAACCTCTTGTATGGTGAATACCTGTGCTCGAACAAAGTTACGAAGGAAGCAGCCTGCTAAAGCAAACATCTTAACCCCTACATCTCCACATGCACCAGAGTAAACCAATCCCCCGTTCTCGGAGAGGGGGAGCTTCCTTAGTGCCCGAACCCAGCACCTCTCCTCCTCACCACAAAAATCCGATAGCTTAGTGTACACCATCTGCTTAGGGATATGGGCATCAGTAACGATACTCTCCAACTCTCCTACCAGCCTAGCATGTTTAGTGGGGTCTAGTACCCCAGAGGAGTAGCACTCCTTATACCGCAAGACGTGGGCATCAATATCATCCATGTGTGTCTCCTTGTAATTCAAGTTCTATTGCTTCCATCTCTGCTAAAGTCACTTTCTTAGCCAAGTTACTGCTACTAATGCTAACGGAGGGGGAAGAAGGCTTAGGATTTAGGGTACCCAAGGACACTGAAGGGGTATAGAGGCTCTGCTTAAAGAATTGGGGGATGTAGTCTACACTAACCAACATAAAACCTAACTGTGGCTGTTTAGGGGGGTTATGCCCTCCAGACTTAGACTTAACAAAGTAAGAGAACGAATCCCAGTTTAGCAAAGCATACTGGTAAGCCTCTGAGTTCTCAGCCCCCAATTTGGAGATAAGGTGCTTAAATTGCCCAATACTCTTAGAAGTTAGGGGTAAAGGGGTCATATCGTACTCCTGCCTACAAGTTTCTAACCAGAATTTAGACACATTATTGTACGAAAAATCCCCTAGTAGGGAAGGTTTTGCCTTCTCTAGGGAAATATCTAAAATATCAGTAACAGTAACAGAAGCCTTTATATACTTAGGTTTCTTCCCTGATTTTAGGGTTGTCCCTAGAGGTTTGTCAGGGAAAGATTCATCTTTTCCTTGTATTCTCTTGGTAGTCTCTGTAGAAGTATAATGGTTGCATAGTGCCATTTTGGCATTATGCATAGTGCCATTTTGGCACTTTGGGATAGTGCCATTTTGGCACTTTGGGAAATATTCCCCTTTCTCCTCTTTTTCCTGTTCTACAGCCCAGTCCTCTACAGCCTTATTTAGGGTGATTTTCTCTAGGCAATACCACTTTGTTCTATCCGTATTCATCCTATTGTATTTTGAGGTGCTTAGTATTACCCCTGCCTCCTCTAGCTCCTTCATATCCCTCTTAAGGGTTCTTTCTGAATAGAAGGGTAACTGCTCTATCCATGCAGGGTATGTATTCCACACCCACGAGATACCATCCCTGATATTCTTTTGGTATTTAGCCCAGTACTGTATTTGTTGTATGAGTATCGCTTTCTTTAGTCCAAATACCTTTATTAGGGTAGGTTGTACTACTAAAGGGGACTCCTCTATTAAGTATTTCATGTTCACCCCCTCCCATAATAGGGTAGCCCTGCTATGAAACCCCCCAATGTCGCCTTAGTAGTACTAGGTATCTCTTTTTTCTTTTGTGGTCTTAGGGTTGCCCTGAGCCGTTGTACTGTTGTGGCACTACGACCTAGCTCTAGTCCTATCGCCTTATTGGACTCCCCTCTCGTGATACCCTCTGCCATAAGGGTTAGTTCCTCTTTAGTAACCCTACCCATTAGTAGTATCTCCCTGTAAGCTACCCAACACCCCTAGCCTTTCTTTACTAGAAGTGCCCCACAAGTAGTCCTCAGCAACCCCCAGTACCATCTCTTTGAGTTCCTCTGTCTTCCTCTTCACCTCTTGCAGCCCAAGGATTGAGTCTAGTTCAAATAATAGTTGGTCTACAATACTGGAGGCACTCTTTATAGCACTTCCAAACTCTACTCTCTCTGATAATAGTATTGCGGACACCTCCATACTTAAATAACCTACCCCCATGTAGTCATAAAGGATTGGTAATGTTTTTCTCGCGTAGTCCTTATCTACTTCCCCTCCTACTCCTGCTACAGTAAGAACAAAAACTATACGCAATAACTTACTGTCCTTAGGGTATGCAGATACTCTTGCTGATACCTGCATCTTACTATCAACATACACCAATACTTCCTCTGCCGTCTTGCTCATACTTAACTCTCCCTTTGTTCCCATACACCCCTTTAAACTGCCCGTTACTTCATACATACGAATACCCCTCTCTCATAGCATCCAATCTAGGGCATAAATATATAACCCTAAGGCTAGGTATCCTGCCGCTGCGTTGCGTATGTTGTACCAATGTAGTTCCATATATCTCTCCTATCTATTTATGCACTTAAGGGCACAGTACCCTCTTTTCTTTCACTTGTCAACTAGCAACTCTCTTTTTACACAGACCAAACAATGCTGCACTACTTCTGCAGGGGTGTACCACCCTTTGTGTTCTTCTGGGGGGAATATAGGGGCAACAGGCGTGTCTAAGCACAAGGAGGTGATGTACTCCTCCGCAAAGAGTATAGCCTCTGCACGGGGCATCCCTGCAAAGGTGATAATCGTGTCTACTCGTCCTGCCCTGTATAGCTCTAGGGGCAAGGCCTTTACGTCATTAGTTGTCATAATCGTCAGGACTCTAGTGGTGTGTTCTTGTAGCCACCATAGGATATGGGATAGGAGTCTATATTGAACCCCATCATCGTCCTTGTTATTAAATATCTTTTCTACTTCGTCAATGAGCATTATGCAGGGAGCTTCGTTATCTACTTGGTTAAGTGCTTTTGTTAAGTTACCCTCACTCTCCCCTACATATTTGCCCATAAGACCCCCTATATCCAATCTGTATAGGGGTATATTTAGCTCGTTCGCTAAGTGCTTAGCACCTAGAGTTTTACCTGTCCCTGCATCCCCACCAAATAAAAGTCCTCTAGGGGTAAGGGCGGCATGGGGGCTATCTAAAAAGAAAGGTGCTTCTTCCATAACCCATTTCTGTACAGTCACCTGAGGCGCATAGAAGGGGGTGGTAGTATCTACTTGGGTAAGTCCTCTTGTAGTTGGGGTATAGAGCCTTCTAGTCTTAGCCACCCCTGTAGCAGTAAGGCTACCATCCCTAGACATAGTAAGCCTAGCCACTTCCCCCACATCCTTTAAAGTTAATCCACCCATAAAAGGAAGGATACCATTGACGGAGGAGTCGTCTGGCAATACTGAGCGCAGGAGCTGACCTACCATAGTCTTGGGGGTAGGGATAACCCCTGCATCATAGGCAGAGATATTATGCCCCTCTGGGTTTATAATTATTAGAACACACTCTTTTTCTACCAGCAAACTATACAGTCTTTCTGGTGAGGGTTTACTCATATACCCAATGCAGTACGTAAACTCATGGGCTGTGGGGCTGGAGGGGGTGAACGGAACAAAATCTTTTCCTGTTACATGAGATAACACCTCAACCACATTAACTAGGTCTGTGGTGCTAACTTCTATAAGAGGGATACCTGATTCTACAACTAACTTAAGCATATACTGACTCCTTGTATTGACACTGGGAATCAGTCTACACCTCTTTATTTCATTTGTCAACGGAGGGGCTACTTTATAAGTAGGAGTATCCCTAGTAGCACCTCTAAGGCTGTATGCTTAATGTCATTTATCTCTGCCCATTTACGCTCCTCTGCTAGGGCATCTCGCAGCCTCTCCGCAGCTCTCAAAGTAGCTCTATCCGCCACTTCTATATTTTTCATCGCGTCCCTTAACAGGCGTAGCTGTCTAGCCTTATCGGATAATGCCTTATCTAGGGCAGTAACGGTAAGCCTATCTAACTTGTGCTGCTCGTGCCGTAGGGACACGGATGAAGGGGTTAGGTCAGGCATACTAACTAGGGGGGCTAACCTAGTTTCAGTGTATGGGGCTATAGCAATAGCATCTGCCAGATAGGGTTGTGCATCTATAGCCTCTAACCTATCTATCAAAGTATTGTTAGCACAGCCGCCCAATAAGAGCAGCACCACGACCAACCACCTATTATTCATTATTTAAGTACGCCAGTAGTTCTTTGGTGGTTCTCTTAGGGTACTTTCGTAAATGTACTCGTGCTGCCCTTTGTTGTAGGGCCACCGCCTCTTTTTTATGTTCTTCTGATAACGTACCTGCAGTTACGGATTCCCGTACACTGGTCTGTGCCGCAGCCATCGCTGTAGCTCGTAGTATATCTTCTTCCATATCTATCGCAGCAGCCCTAGAGGCAAAGCTTTCTTTAGCCGCAGAGAACTTAGCCCTACCTAGGAGTGCAAAAAGCAATACTACTACTGCTCCTGCCAGTAACCCTGTGTGCGCTTTAATAAAGGCCCACCCTTCTAATAACATATAATTGACTTTATTCATTTAGTATCTCCTCCTTCCTTTTCTCATGTATTACTATTTCATCAGTAATATCATCTAAATCATCTCGGAGGGAGTTTTGCTCCTCCCTATCCTCGGCTCTACGCAAGGCTCTTTTAATTTCTCGTTTTTCTTTATTATAGGAGTTTATCTCCATCTGGATTATGGAGGCTTTTACTTGCCTCATATCCGCAGCCTCTGCAAAAGTTGCTTGCATCCAGAAAACAGAACCTACTAACGCACTAGCCACCCCTACTACACCCATAATAACCCCCATGTACACTCTTAGTTTCTCCGCGAAAGAAGGCACTATTTACTCGTCTTAGCAGACATTTTTGATTCAATAACATTAAAACCAAAGTAGGCTACTACTATCCCAGAGAAGGATATATACATCCAATCAATGATACCCTCCGCAGCCGTAACCCTACTTACAGGGACGATAGAGGTGTCTACCAATACCATGATGGATATTATCACCTGCATAACTAAGGCAGTGTAGGACATTCTCCGTCTATGTTTCCACCTTTTACTCTCTAACTCTAACTCATCGGTACTCATAGTTACTCTCCTATAGGGGGTTATTTATTTACGCTAAGCTAGCAAGTATGCCTGCAGCCATGGCCTCTGCCAAATAAGAGTGCTTATTGGATAATAGCCACTCCTCACAAAAACCATTATTATCTATATACCCTATTTCTGGGATAAAGGCAGGGCAGTTAGTCTTCCTTAAGAAATAATCCGCTTGTTCTGGAGGGTTATTACCCCAGTACCACCCCTGCCTAGCACCTAAGTCCTCTAGCCCTATGTACTCGGACATGCGATAAGACATCTCAGCAGCCTCTCCCCGCCTAATGTAAGCTAGGCTATCCTGCTGACCATAAGAACCATGAGGGCAGTACATAACCATACAGCCATGACCCCTTGTGTCATCCCTATCCTCAGGGTCTAACCTATCGAAGTCAGCATTAAAGTGTACGTCCACAGCCATATCAAAAGAGCCAGCATTTATAGTATTAACCTTTCTCCTCAGACCCCCACCAACCACTACGGGGGTATGCCCAAGTGCCTTTAGCAGGTCGAACAACACCCCTACTACTACACTAGCCTCATCAAACTCATTTAAGGAGTACTTCTTATTAACTGCACCTTTTGCAGATTGCTTATGCCCAGCGCACAACGCTATTTTAGCCATGATTATAACCCTTAGCCTCACCTACATATATCGGTTGGGGGTTTCCCATAACCGAAAGTATTGCCTTTGCCTTCAGCCTTTTAATCGGCGCGTAGGGGATATTAAGTTTTTTGGATAGCACTTCTAGTACCCACTCATGGCAGTACACTTTACTACTATCCTCTACCCCTGCTAGCCACCCAAAGACACCTAACCAATCATACTTCCTACCCATTTGGGCATTTACCCACCGCAGTACCTCTTCTTGGGTAGCAGCGGTATCAGGAGCACCCACATCATAAATGGCTACCTGCCTAGAGCCATAATCTGATAATCTCTTGCCAAACCACACATACCCTCGTACCTCAGAGGCATCATATATCTGACCACCCACTACTACTGCAGAGTGGGAGTAAGGACTCCTAGTTATAATAGATATAAATATGGAGGCTAAGCTTGTGTAATCCGTGTTAAAAAATACTACTTTCATAATTACCTCCACGCCGCATAAACTTTGAGAGTAGTTACATCCCCCATACCTGTCCACCCCGGCAGGGTTAAGTGCGCCTGTAGCTTATACTTTCCTGCTAGAGGTATATCAGCACTGCTAGTAATATGCTCAATAGTATTTTTATCTGCACCCACAACAGCAGGCCAAGAGGAGATTACCCCTAGTGGGTTCTTCACCTGTATAGTTATGGCGGATGCAAGGCTCATATCTGCACCCATATTCAATATTACTCTTGTGCCATCGTCCCCTGCATATATTTTAGCCATTACTTACCCCGTCTATTATCGCCGTATTGAGTGCTATTTCAGTAGTTACATCAGTAGTTAATGCCACACTTAAGGTAATGAAGGTATCAGCCCTAAATATTTCTTTTACTGTTACCCCTACGGTGGCAGAGGCTAGCCCTACATCACCTGATTGGGCTAAGATTATATGGTTGCCCTTAATGGTACCTACTAGGACACCTATATCCCCTTCTTGTTGTACTACCATATGGGATAGTATTCCAGAATGGGTCAAGGAGCTTAGGGCAGAGACCCCTTCTTCATAAGAACTAATGGCACCCTTGCCCTCTATGGTAGAGTCCCATAAGGTATAGTCCCCTTCTGGAATCCCTACCCCTCCGCCCTCTATAATCGCTGTGACTCCCTCAGAGGTTACATCGCCATGCTGTATAGAGGATAATACCCCCATTAGGGTACTTGACCCTACAATTAAGGTCGTATCCCCCTCTAGTAAACCAGTTATAGCACCTTTGGTACTACTGACGGATAGGACGGAGGAGTTATTCCCTTCTTGGGTCAACCCAGAGTACAACCCTACCAATGGGATAGGGGTTATAAGGCTTGTAATCGCAGTATTATTCCCCTGAGAAGATTGAACAGTTGCTGCAAGAGGGGACAGTGCCCCTACTGTAGAGGTATTACCGTCCTGTACCACAACCCCATAGGATAGAAGAGGTGTAGCCGCTGACACTACTGACGTTACAGAGTCCACCCCACTACTACTATAGGTATTTAGAACGGAAGTGGTGTACACCGTTCCAACATCCCCCCCTTGGGTAGTGTCCACCCCTAGGAATACCTGTGCAGTATTACTCGCAGTAAGAGGGGTGTCCCCTTCTTGCTGTATTACCACTCCTGCCTGTGCTAGGACGGTTAAACCCTCGGAGGATATATCTCCACCTTGGTAAACGCCTGACAACGCATGTATCTGACCAGAAACCCCACTAGAGGAGGTATTATTACCCTGAGTACCTAGGGTAGTTGCTAAGAGGGCACTGTTACTATGTATAATAACTGTATCAGACTCTTGACCCGACAGGGAAGTACCTGCGGGGGTGGTAGCACCTGTAATTATGGTCGTGTTGCCGTCCTGTAAAAGAGATATAACACTATTAGGGGTGGATTTAATAACCCCTGTATCACTCCCTTGTACACCCACGAATACTGATACTAAGCTAGTAGTACTAACACTAATAGTAGAGTTGCTACCCTGAGGGGAGACACTACCTGATTGTATTAGGGTGGTTAAACCCTCGGAAGCGGTGTCACCCCCCTGATTAGAAAGTATGCCTGCAGGGAGGGCAGAGGTTATACCTCCTATAGAACTATCACCCCCCTGAGGTAAGGATACCACAACAGCAATAGGGACTAGGGCACTAGAGCTAGAGCTATCGGATACTTGGGTACTACTACCCCCCGATTGGACTAAGGTGGTGACACCCTCGGAGGATATATCTGACCCCTGCAGGGAGGACACCCCAGAGTTATTGTCTAGGTACCCGTATATGGAGGCACCATCCCCCTGCTGGGAGCTAAGGATAGAACCACTACTAGATGCTAGACCAGCATACCCACCGTAATCCCCCTGTTGGAGGAGCACACCTGTAAGGACAGGTACTACTTGTGCACTATAAATACTAGTATTACCACTTTGGGTATTTACTACATATATTGCCCCTGCCCCCCCTATAATAAAGGAAGGGCTAATATCATTACCTGCAGTAGAGACCACACCCGATTGGGCAATAGTTGTAGCACCCTCTGTTGATGTATCCCCTACCTGTAAGGCTTGTATTTGTGCTTGGGTACTAGAGGAGGACTGACTTAGACCCCCATCCCCCTGCACATACACTAAGGAGTACACATTACCAGAGGTGGCTGCAGAAGAGGCAGTGCCGTCCCCCTCCTGTGAGTAACTACCCTCAGCATTAGTGGTACCATCAAGAGTTGTTGCACCTACATCCCCTGCCTGCTCCGCCAGAGCTAAACCTTTAATGCTGGCTTTTGCAGCCTCAGATGAGATATTATCCTCTAAGAATACAAAGGAGGCGGATTCAAGGCTAGAGAAGGAGGCTATAAAAGTAGTGTCCCCGTCTTGGTACAAGGATATTTTACTTTTAGGTGTTGCCTGTGCAGCCATACCAGAGGTGTGGGCATCCTGAGAGGATACTATCCCCCCAGTAGTGGCACCTATAGTTACCGTGGTTATGGAGGTGTTACTCGTCTGGGTAATAACCACCCCAGATTGGATGAGAGCATTAAGGTATTCTACGGCAATATCGCCTGCTTGCACTACAGTTACGGACGCAGTAAGGGCACCTGCTATACTGCCCATAACACCGAAATCTCCTTCTTGGGTAGATATACAATTAAGGGCAGAGACACTCGTTATCCCTGCGGAGAGGGTAACGTCTGAGGTCTGCAGAGATAAGACACTGCCTGTAGTTAGTGCCGACCCCACAAAGGTAATCCCTACCTGCCCCTCCTGAGGAGTAGTTATACCCCCCTGTAAGGTAGAGGTAGTTCCTTCTGTGGTAATATCCCCCCCTTGGGTGTTCACTACATGGGAGGTGATAGCCCCTGATTGCACCGCTATAAGAGAGGTATCCCCTTCTTGTGCACTTAAGGTCACAGAGTTGGAGGGGGTAGAGGAAGATGTAATAGAGAAATAACTCTCTTGGGTTGATACTATTACCCCAGAGACTGCACCTGAGGTAGCAGAGGTAACACTGACCCCATTATCTTGGGTAAGTACGACCCCTGCTTGAAGGGGAGCTAGAGCTACTTCAGTACCTACATCCCCTGCCTGTGCCGAGGCCATGTTCGCCGTTATAGCACCAGACGATATACTTATAGTGGTGCTATCCCCCCCTTGGGGAGTGGTACTTAACGCCACCAAAGTAATGGCAGCATATCCTTGTAGGAAATCCCCTTCTTGTGGGGATATAATCACACAACTTGCTTCAGTTAGGGAGGTGGATAGAGCGGCATTAGACCCCTGATAAGACACGCTGCTGGCGGTGGCGGATACGCTTGCCTGAGCAACAGATATATCACCCCCCTGCGCCCCTGTAATAACGGCGAGCGCGAGGGCAGCTACTGTAACTAGACTACTATTACCTTCCTGAGCTATATCAGAGACGGACTGAGGGTTTGTATTTCCTGCTACAGTAGTATCGTGTAGGAGTACGCCCCCAATTATAGTAGGGTCTCCTAAGTATATATTAGCCATTGCCGTTTCCAGTTACTTGGGGATTTAGAGGTATAGATACCGCTGTCTCAAAGCCTACAGTAGTACCTTGGTCGGGTATCATCATAACCATAGGTAGGTGGTCATCAGGGAGTGCTAGTTTAGAGAAGGCTACCCAACCAGTATCTGCGGTTGTCTGGGTAGGGTGCCCTGTAGGATGAAAGGAGGTGTATATACCTAGAGGGTAGTCCGTATCTAAGACCCCCGTAATGCTATTGATAATAAATACCCTGATTCCATTTGCCGCCAAAGAGGCATCTGCATTGAATACTGTTGCAGTGTAATACCTAATAACAGGCTGTATGACCACCCCAGAAGAAGAGCCTGTAAACGAGCCCAAACTCCCCTGTGCAGTAGCCTGCAACCCTCCCGGTATAGTTTGGTTAGCTGCAGCCCAGTTCCCCGCAGTCGATACGTTCCTAGCATACCAAGTAGCCATTAGTCATACGCCTTATCAGCGGTTATTGTCCATACAATAGTACCGTCTGTTACTAAATCACCCACTGCTAGTCCAGTCCATACAGGAGGGGTAAGCCCTGAGACCCCTGCTGTAGTACACACCGCATGTTGCCCTGCTGAGGTAGGAGCAACTAAAGTGGCAGGTATGCCCACGGCTGCTACTACACCTGTCATACTAGCTGACCAAAAACCTAGCTGGTATCCTTTTACGGCGTTGGTGCATATAGTTTCAACGGTACGCATTGTCCACACGACTGCACCATCAGTAACAGTACTCCCCTCTACTAAGTTTAAGGTACCCCATAAAGGCTCAGACGCGCCTGTTGCACCCCCCGTTGTACATAAAGCAACTAATTTAGCATACTCCGCTGGGTTAATTTGAGCACCCACACCATATACTGCTGCTTGCCATAAGTTGCCACTGGCTGGGTCGGGCACAACATAAAAATACTCTGCTACATCACCAAAGGCTCTCGTGAATACCACCTCCCCAACACCAGTTGCTGGAGGCGCAATATTGGGGTCTGCAGAACCAATACCTGCAACGCCAAAGCCTATTAGCCCCACATTACCCGTATGCGCCATAGTCAAAGCATCGTACTCGTAAACCTTTGTTCCTATAGGTAGGGGCACCCCTTTGGAGTCGTGAAAACGCTCCCTGTTTTCTACGAGAGCCCCTGTAACGGCGGGGGTCTCAGTAGTTATTAGTATGTATGCTGCCAGTAACCCACCTGCCGCCCAGCCTGTTGTAAACTTAATACCAGAGGATGTGCCGCCATTCCCTACAGCCCTCATTACTAGGTGCCCACCTACGGGGACGGTCACTGTTTTTGCCGCAGTACCCGTAGTAGCAAAAACACCTGTAGGGTTCACCCAAGAACTAGCAGACCCAACATATGTACCTAAGGGCACAGATGCCACGCGAGTAGACGCAGTACCTGCACCATTAACTGAGTACGCATCCACAAAGTACTTATGAGAGGCTGAGCGTTTTAGGCTACCCCTAAATTTATCTACCCTTACTTTAGTGGCTTTCGTATAGGCAGCCCCTAAACAAAAAGAGCCAACGGAGTAGTATGTTGCAGCCCCTGTAGATATACCAGACATTAACTGAGTTGTAGAGGCTACAGTCATACCCCCTGCAGCACTGGGAGGGGCAGTAAGCGCAGTGTTTTGTACAGGGGCAAGGATTAAGTGGTCTTTCCATGCGGCGTTCTTTGTTACGGCCGTGTTGGCAGGCTTAGCAGCTGCAGCACCCGGAGTAACAAACCCCGGCATTAACGTGGTAGCCGCTGCACCAATAATACCAAAATACTTAGACATAGTTATAACCCCTTACTTAAATGAGAATCTAGCATCAAACATAGTAACCACTTGTAGCTCATCCAGCTTCCAAGTGTGTAGGGCACTAGAAACGCCTGCAGTAGGCTTCCCATTAGTGCATTTATCTATCTCTTTGAACACTACAGAGAACACGTCATACCTGTCTAATTTACCATTAGGTGTGCCAAGAGCATAATGCTTCGCTGCAAAGACAAAAGCCTCTAGCTGCATCTTGGTTACAGTCCTTGACCTAGCATTTTCTAAGGTACTACCTTTAACGTACACAATAAGCTCATCGAACAATTCTTCTAAAGGGTAGGCACTACGAACCTCGCCCCTGCTTCTAAATCTAGTGATTGCCATGTAAGACCTCTAATAACTCTGAAAGATATTTCTTATAGGGTGTCGCCCTGTTCACGCTAGAACTATACAAAGGCTTAACTACTTGGGCTAAGGACGCTGTACGCACGTTCCTTTTTAGGTTATAAAAGGATGTGCATCCCTCCTCAAAAGGTACCCCTATATAATTAAGAATGCCTTGGGTGGTCTCCCTCTGGTTAGTGACCATATCCTCATAGTTAACTTGATGTATCGTTCCTTTGGGAAGGATACTGCCCCATAAGTCCATTAGCCATAGGTGGTGATTGTACTCCTTGCCTAACTCTGTTTGGTCAAAGGAATAATCATGCCTATGTGCAAAGAGGGTAGTAAGGCAAGAGAAACAGTTATCTACTGCATCTCTTTTACAATAAATAAATTTGGCAGTTGGGAACATTGCGTAGATAAGAGGGATAAACTTGTAGTTTGCAGGCATTTTATCCACCGCAAATTTAGTGTCAAAATGCCTCACCCTATCGGATAAGTATGTCTCTGCTAGGTCTTCTGGGCAGGAAGGAACATCACTACTATGCTGCGCCCAGAGCTTACTAAAATCATGGGCGGACTCTGATACAGACATTAGTTCCCCAAGGGCAGTAATATCACTATGGCTACCTAGTATCTGCTCTACCAAAGTAGTACCACTTCTTGGCATACCAAAAACAAATACTAAGGGGGATTCACCCTCTGTAGGAGGCATCTCTTTAAAGAAGTCCTTAGTGAATACCTCTTTATACTTCGTAGCTATATCTTTATAGTTAGGATAATTAACCCTACTCTTCTTCACAGTGTCATTGGCGGTGTTGTACGCCCCCCAAGAACCCTCTACATCCCCTCTTTGCTCCAAGAGCCTACCTAGCCCATTATATAACATAGGTAATTTATCTTTAGGGGTGGAAAGCCTTGATAAGACCTCTCGTACTTTCGTCTCTGTGCATACAGAGGAAGCGGCATGGTCAAATAGAGGGAGTGCGTGGCAGTACGCTAGCCAAGAATCAGGCCTAGCAGAGATAATATCTTCAAGGTAAGAACAAGAGACTTTTATCTCAGAGCACTCAACTAATAACTCCGCCACCACCAATTTTAGTTCAAGGTTCTCTCCGCAGTTTATACCCCTCAATACTTCAGATGCTTTAATAGACTCAAATTCAGAGATAAGGGCTTTAGCATATCCTAGTCCTATACTAGCATCAAAGGGGTTAAGGGTGTATGCCCTCCCCATTAGAGAGGTATCCCCCATTAGGCTGCCTACGATAATAAGGACACTAGGGTCATCACTATAAAGGCGTAGTAGTGTAGCAGCCACTTTTTTAGCTTCATCTATATGCCCCTGAGCGTGGGCAATTTGTGCCATACCTATCAAAGCATCCTTATTGTCTGGGTCTTGGGATAATACGATATTAAACCCCTGCTCCGCAGCGAGGGGGTTTCCTTGGTCTAAATACATGGTCGCGCTATTTAGGTGCTCTATAAGCTGCCCTTTTTTCATAGAGTTACACTCATAGAGGAGATAGATACTTTATCAGAGGTAGTAATGACTGTCCCAGCAGCCCCGTCTGCCAGCTCCATATCCGCACCTGAGCCTACAGCCCCAACATCCCCATCCATAATGTGGGCGGCTAAGGAAGGCACAATATTGTCGTACATTCTGAACCATGTAGCTGACCCATTAGCATCCCCTAGTAAATCGGAGGCGGTTGCGTTTAGGGTCGCTGTGCGTAAAACAGAAGCATTAAATGGCGATGCACTTAATGGTATAGTTGCTAAGGTTATGCCTGTGGCGGCAGTGTCAGGTGTTAAAGGTCTAACCCCAGTGCGTAGCTCTAAGCAGCCATTGGAGAAAGGTATTAGGAAGGAATCTATAGCTGTATTCGCCCCCAAAATTGAAATAGAATAAGCCATTATTAGTCCTCTAAATGATTAAGAAAAAAGGAGGGCTGTGAAGCCCCCCCTAGTGGGTATTATGCGTTACCAGCTGTGCGAGTCAAAGTGTTAATGTTTACCGTTTGAGTATTAGCTACAGATACGTTATCCATAGTCATATCACCACCACCGCCTGTAGCAGTTACCGTTCCTTGCTCATGGCATACTGTGCCTGCTGAGTCATAGATACGGTAGGCTAACACTGCTGTACCTGCTGCGGCTGCTGCGATACCAGTAACGGTAAACGGTGCGCCCAAGATAGTTTTTGCACCTGCTGATGCAGTAGTAGACCAATCTGCAGGTAGTGTGCCTGTAGCGATAGAGACAGCTGTAGGTGCTGTACCGCAGTTTACAGGGTTTGCTCCGTCATATAAACGAACAATAGGAGAGGTACCAATAGTGGTCTCCCATGCGTCTAGCTGAGCATTTCTTACGGATACTGAATATTGTAATGCCATGGCGTATAGCCTCCTTACTTAAGTGCGACCAACCCTAGATGCCCCGAATAGTCTTTACAACTCTCTTACGATAGGAGGGTCGCCCTTCCTACGGTGGGGGTACAAGGCTAAACCTTCTTCCCCTAGCACAATAAACCTACGAATAGCTATGATATATGCGTAGGCAAATAGCGTTAGAGACAGGGAGAGCAGTTCTTCTACAATAGCATAGGCCTTATCCTCAGGGGCTATTAGGGTATAATAAATATGCAGTGTTTGTAATACACAGACTAGGGATGCCGCGACTGCACCTGAGAACACTACAAGGATATTAGCATACATCTGTAGCCTTTCGTACACACTACGTTGGGGGTTGTTTGAGTATTGTTCCTTAGGTTGAGTATAAATATTAGCTAGCTTATATAGTAGGCAGATACACCCTATGTATGCGGCTAGGTTTATTATATCAATATATAGGTACACCCTTAGCTCTTCCCTACTGCGACTAGAGCCGCTGCTGCGAAGCCCAGAAATATTATAGCAGCAATACTTTTTCCTAATGAGGAGAAGAACCCTTCCCCCATACTATCCATCCTATGCATCCAAGTCTGAAGAAACTTATGCTCCTCGTCATGGGTGGTGTGTAGCTCCGCCTTTATAACCTCTGCCACTCTTCTTAGCTCTGAGGCTTCGTGCTCTTGTATCATTACTTTTACAGCGGCAAGAGTCTCTTCCCTAGACCTAGAGTGTTCTTCCTTAATAAGTTGCATAAGTACCTGTAAGTCTGAGCCCTCAATAGCCACCCTACTACACCTGTACTTGTACTACTACAGCACCTGTACCTGTTCTAACTGCCTGCACAAAGTTGTACTTAGCTGGGAGAACGTAAAGAGACCCTACGGTGGTCAAAGCAGCAACTGTATAAATATCTACCCATGGGGCGAGGGGGGTTAACTTAGCCTGTACCACTACGGATGTAGCTGCAGGGGTAGGGGATACTTGGACTATACTAGGGGCAGAGGCCACCAAAGATGTGTTAGCGTCTATACCTGTAATAGCTAGGGCTGTATCTAGTATCGTGTATGCAGGGCTCTCCTGCTTATCTTGCATAGTAATTAAAGGCATATATCTCTCCAAAGTGTTGCGCTACGGTAGCCCCTCCTAGGGGGGCAATCAAATATAGAATATGGGCAGGGTGCTAACCCCTTTTACTTGTCCTGTGATAATACCATTCCTCACCCTTACATCCACACCTACAGGGTGCGACCCCTCTAATTCCACCGTACCCTTGATGGTAGAAAGGAGGACTTTAGACCCCTGACTAGATAGGACGGTGCCAGTATAAGAATCCCCCGATGATAATAGGAGTCTTAAGGACGCTAGGCTGTTAGTAGGCATATCTAAGGACTTGTAACTCTGTAACTGTATCTGTAGCACTGCTTAGGTGTCTTATGCGGATTATCTTGCCTCTCCATGAAGACCCTGTGAGGGCATCAAAGGCTTCCAACAACATACCCCTAACAACCCCTGCGCTATAAATAACCGTCAAAGTTACGGTACTACCCGCCAAAGAATTGGCATCTAGCTCACTAGCACCTCTAGCCAAGGCTACGGAGGTGGTAGAAAGAAGGGGGGACACTATGCCTTCACCAAAGGTACTTCCCCCCACCCTAGATACAACAATATCTATCATACAATAGGGTCTATAGAGGCGTTGCCAGTAATATATACTACTATGGAGAACACTGATTCTCCTCCCATAGTGGCAGGAGATGCAATTTTAAATGCTTCAAAACCAGTAGTGTACACTACTTTTAATGCCCCTACTCCTGTCGTAGAAGCCACAAGTTGGTTCTCCTCTGTAACAGTTATGGAGCCTAGGCTTTTCCCTAGCCATGTGAAGCTACTAAGGGATTTTACAGGTTTGCTAGAGGTAGCAACATTAGAACCCGCATATGTGAGTATCTCTGTTACCTCCATAGTCCCAGAACCCATACTAATAACAGAACCATAAGAGGCCTCCTGAGTTATCAGGTTTTGGGATACTGAAGCAGTGGTGTATAGTAGGTAATATGCATCGTCTCCCGGAAAAAAAGAGGTCTTGCCTTTGTTATATCCGTCTGCCCTACCGTCTATTTCTGCAGAAAGTATGCCTGTGGCATCTAAGGTACCAAATTGGACTACTATGCTAGTGGTTACTTCACCCATTACGTTGCCTCCACGACAAATTGTGCTTTACTTCCTACTACGCCAGAAACTCGATACTTTTGGTACTTAGTGGCGTATGTTACCTCTGCTAAGGACTCTGAAGGTGTGCTGGACGTTAATGTGTTGCTTCCAGCGACAAAAGTAACGCCGCCTAACGGAACATTCAACCAAAGCACCTTGGATAGGGTATAGATAGGCTTGCTTAGGGAGGCACTACCCCTAACAAATTCCACCGTTTCTGTTAGTGTCTCAGAGACCCTACCCTTGTTTACCATAGTGGTGTTTGCACCAGAGGTGTGACGCACAGAGTAGTTACTTCTTAGTGGGCTCAAAAAGACTTTTAAGTCCCCTACTGAGGGGTCTAGCTGGTCAGCTTTATATTCTGCACTATCCCCGTATGATGCATCAGAATCAGCTATCCGTATCTTATCGAATTTTTTGGTGATATTAGCTGATTCTGAGGAAGAAAGGACATCCGTATAGTCACTATATACCCTATCTGGGACATGCTCTGCATATTGTTGTACAGGTATAGGGAATTTCTTTCTGGCATACAGCTTCCCATCAGGGGCGCACTCCAGAACCCCCCCAGCGGCGGTCACTATATTTTTTACTATAGATAAAGGGGCTGCGCTAGAGGCACTCAATCTGTTAGGGGGGATAATCCAATCCACAATACCCCAAGTAACAGTACCTACCCCCAGTAACTCATCTGCGACACTACTTGCTAATGTGGGGGTGCTCCATACTTTAGTCACAGCCTCGGCATAGTCACCTGTGTAGAGGATAGTGGGGCTAATACCTGTAACAGTAAACGTCCTCTCGGAGGGGGAGGACTGACCCCTAGATTTAGAGGGGGTAATCATAGCGTACACTTCCCCCATTAAGTGCAGGGAAAAAGGCTCCCCTAGCACAAAAAGGGCTAAAGCCCCTTCTGAGACCAAGCCTAAAGTACAGTTCCATGCAGGGTTGCCCTCCTCCGCTACTACCTCCGCAGATAACAAGGGTATCTTTGCATTGCCTATCATAACGTAGGGGGGGATATTTGTTATAGTGGTAGTAGCCTCATCTCTTAAGCTCCATCTCCCAGAGATAGACGTAGAGACTTTGTTACCTGTACCAAGGGAGTAAGGTATATCGACTCCTGCCTCCACAGGAAAGGTGAAGTCACATAATGACTGAAGGCTAGAAGCGGCTACGCTCCGTAGGGTATAGGGCATACTAATATGCGAGCCAAGAGTAAGACTAAGAACATCATATCCTATGGCCACATCAGACCCAACCACACTTGCATTACTATATTGAAAAGATACTGACCCCTGCGTAGTGCTCCGTAATGAGTAAAGGCTCTGGGTGTAGGCTGCTACAGTCACAGAGTTCCCATACACCCCCGTATTAGAGGAGGCAACCTTACTTCTTAGGGTGTACACCCCTCCTGTAGAAGACAATACGGTAGCAGCGTTGGAGTAGGTAGATTTTGCTGTGGAGGACACTTTGCTCCTTAAAGTATAACTGCTCCCCACAGAGGCAGATACGGTAGTACTATCGGAGTATGTTGTTAGGGCGGAGGAGGCAACCTTACTTCTTAGGGTGTACTGGGCGGAGGCACTGGAGGCTACCGTAGCGGCATCACCATAGACCCCCGTAGTACTAGACCCTGTGATACCAGTGTAGGTGGATGTTAGGCTACCCTCTACTGGGGTGTATAATAAAAGGTCATATACTCCCAGACCCCCACCACTATACACCTTAGAGGTGGATATATAAGGCAAGGCTAAAGAGCTGCCCATAGGAGCACTCCAATTACCCTTAAGTGCAGAGGATACCAGCAGCCCATATTCCGAGGGGAGGGCACTACCTACCCTAACCACCATGGCTGACCCATTTATATACCCAGCATTTATTGCACTTATATTAGGCATAGAAACCCCTCATCAAAAAAGCCCACTTTACAGGGTCATAATACTATTATCTATCGGGGTAGAATAACTCATAGAACCATGAGCCTCTGGCTTTTATATCAGAGCTTATATGCTCCCCTAGTATATCGTCCCAGTCTGTGGGGGGCGCGGATACAGAACCCTGTACCTCATGCTCTCCGTAGGGGGCATGAATATGGTCATGCTCGAAGGTAGTCCCCACTACCCCCTCATAAGTGTGCCCCTCAAACCATGGCAGACCGCAGTAATCATACACTCTTTTTAGCTCTCGCTCTGGGTCAGCACCCAAGTCCTCCGCTCTTACCACTAGCATACTAGAAAGAAACCCTCTCTGGTGTGCTTCCAATAACATTTCTAACGCATTACCTAGGGGGGAGTCAGAGAGATACCCCTCCACCCTATTTTGCAGGGTAATACCTTTGTTATCCTTCCCTAGCGGTGTAAGAAGAGTAGGATTGCCTCTATGTAACTTTTCTAAACTGGCAACACACCCTCTAATATCCCTAATAGGAACTATCACTTTTGGTTGGGGGTACATTGCTAGCAGAAGGTCAAACTTCCCTAACCAACCCCTACTCTTATCAAAACATTCGCCTTTAGCTGTGTCTGCAAAGTAACCTCGTACTACTCCTCTCATAGCACCTAGCATACTCCTATCTAAGGTGTCCTTATCTAGGGCTCTACAGGTAGAGGAGTTACTCCTTGTCCCCACCATACCAGTAAGTAGCTCCACAAGGGGGCTAGTAGGTGTGGTGTGGAACTCAGGGTTTTGTGCCAATAATGCAGTCAAGATAGTGGAGTTAGACCTAGGGAGTCCTCCTAGGAAGTGTACCGTCATATATCCACTGCCCCAACGTAATCCCCTTGTTTAAGTATCCCATAGCATTTTTTTAAAATATCCGAGGTGAGGACACCCGTAGTTGGGGGGTTAAGGGATACAGGGGTTGCAACCTCATCTAGGTGGGAAAAAGGGACTATCTTCCTCTCTTTAGACAAAGGAGTAGGGATATATTCTACTGCAGGGGAGGTACTCCCAGAGGGGATACTGTGGGTAAACACCCTAAAGCCCACTTTCTTCTCATCGTTATTAACCCTCACCACTGCTATGCGTACTACAGTTTCCACCCCATTAGTATCTGTAACTAATAATGCCATTACCCATCTCCTATCAATATACCTTTAAAGTATGCTCGTACAAATCCTGTTCCAGCTATAGTCACTTCTGTATCTAAGACAGCTAAACCACTGCTGACTAAGGGGGTGTAACTAACCTTACCCCCATCAGCCATAATACCTGTAGCTACAGGTGCGACAATACTACCCACCGAGCCCCACTGCAAGGTGGCGGAAGTAGTAGCCCCATTATTAGCTATGACACCACACTCCGACAGGTAAAATCTAGTCCCTACGGGTAGGGCTATGGAGGTGATACCAATCAATGAAAGGTCTATATAGTCTGTTAGCAGTACCACCTCTGCTGTATTTCCCCCCACATGCGTAGCAGGGACTGCAGCTAAAGGGAGGGTATTCCCCACGGAAGGGGCAATTAGAGGCTTAGAAAGTACGCTAGTATAAGGGATGCTATTAACCGCACCAGACCCTAACGCCATAGCATCTACAGCACTTACAGAAGTATTTGCACCTAGGGCAGTAGCATTAACGGCACTTGCTGAAGCATACGACCCTAACGCCATAGCATCTACCCCTGAGGAGGCAGTACTTCTGCCCATGCCTATAGCCCTCGTACCCCCCACAATAGATAGGTGTCCGATGGCTGTGGCATCTAGCCCTGAGGTGGAGGCTCTATTCCCTACTGTTACTGTACTCTCTGCAGTAGAGGTAGCATAGTTTCCTAATGACAGCCCCAGATGTGCGCCAGAAGTAGTACTAGTCCCTATGCATATAGAGTTAGCCCCCGCGTAACCAGTGCCCCCTGCGGAGGTACCTATAGCGATAGCACTACTACCGTGACGAATGGGGGTAAGAAGGGTGCCTATAGCTATACCTGAGTAGGAGGTGCAGTAAGTATCGTACCCTATACCCACCCCATACTCCTTACTCGTCCCTGCTCCATACCCTACCGCAGTGCCTTGGTAGTAAGCATATGCCCCCCTACCTATAGCAGTGCCGTACTCCTCCGCCCCTGCAAAGGCACCTACTACCGTGGTATCGCCACCCTTAGTATAGGATTCATACCCTAAGGCCACCACATGGCGGGAGCTGGAGGTAGATACCTTGGTTAATAACCCTAATGAGCCAGTGCCTAGGGCTAGATTGGAGATACCTCCAAAGGAGGAGGCTGTAGACCTAATACCAAAGTTGCTTTTAAAAGGCCATTCCTTAGCTGTTGTGCCCTCTAATGCCCTCTCTATTAGGGCAGTACCAAGATTAGACCATAGCACTTTCACTATCTCAAAGGAGTCCTCATTGGGGGTAGACAATGTAGCAATATAATAGTCTAGGGTAGACACAGGGATAGAGGTTCCCCACCCCTGCACCCCAGTCATACCTAAATACCCCGTATAAAAATTATTTGAGGGCATATACCTTGCCATATATGTAAATTGTGCGCCTAAGTATTTGTGGGTTATCCCATCTGGGGTTACAGAGGCTCCTACTACAACCCCCCCAGAGGAATACTGCATAAAGCAATAAATACTATCTCTTCCGGGGTAAATGGCAGTAATATCCCCTAATGCGTTCCCTGATGATAATGCCCAAGAAATACCACTATCAAAAGACCTTAGTAGTTTAGCTCCTGCTGCACCAGCGTACCCTATGCCTCTATGGAACCCTACAGAGTGCATATCCGATGCCCATCCTACGGGAGTACCAGCTTCCGTCCAAGTAATGAAGTCATCTGTGTAAAGGACTACGCCCCCTGCGCCAACACCCACCCATCTTGAAGTATTATCAACATTTCTTAGGTCTGAGAACCCCCCTAGAGGTATGCCGGGAACTATATGTTGCACCCAAGTATCTACTTCCTTAACCCACACTGAAGAAACATCATCCCAAGCTACGGTAGTACCAGAGTCTAGTGTTTGCACCCCTATAAGGTTCTCTGTCGTAAACTTTTTCATCGTCCTTTCTTGGGAAGCTAACCATATCCCTGCTGGGCCTACCACTATACCAGCACTACCTTGTTTTAATCCTGTAGGGGGGCCGTATATATCTACCCATGTAGCCCCAGTATCAGTAGTCTTAATAACGGAGCCACCCTCACAATCTAGGTATGTTGTCGTGCCGTCCGATACTAACGCACCCATCGCCACAGTATTTCCTGCCCTTACTATGGGCATAGCAGTAGCTGCTGTAAATGTAACGACATTATCCACACTGTAGTATATAGACCTAACCAGTCCATCCACACTACCCAAAAGGAATACGTTTCCTGCAGCACTACGCACACCATAAAAGTTGGTTAGTGTGGGTGCGAACGTCTGGGTCGTCCAAGTAATACCATCTGGGCTAGTCACTACTACGGGGGCTGTACCTGCCGCACCATGCCCTGCCACCACAAAGACAAACCCATTATGGGTGATGCTGAGGTCAGTCATAGTATCAATAGCAGTGCCTGTAGTCAGGGTTGTAAAAATCGCCCCCCCTGTGACAGTGCTCTGCAACCCTGCTATGGAGGAGGTGATTATACCAATAGTACCATCCGTCTTGAAGTCAGTGGGCGTACCTATAGGGTTGCCTGTGGCATTTTGGTAGATTATACCATCACTACTATACATGCAGGTATTATTGTTTGTAATCAGGTAGACCCCATTACTATAGTGCAGGCGAGACCCTACAGAAATAACGGTAGGGGTTGGGTTATTAGGGGCGTGGGTAGCCCAAGACCCCTCAAGTCCTGTTAGGCTAGAGGTCACTAGGGGGTCGCCCACTATCCCAGCGTCCAGTACCCCCATATATTTAGACCCATCAAAAACAACAGAGTGGGGGGCATGGCGCAAGGGTAAAGAATACCAGTAGTCAAGAGTGGATTCAAGAATTTGGGGTGGTTGTATTGTACCAGAACCAGAAAATAATACATTGCCTGTGGAGGATACACCCCCTCCTACTAGGGAAGGAGTGTGGGCATCTATAGGGTAATAAATTGACCCCTCATAAATGGTGTCATCCGCCCTAATGGTTCTTAGTCCCCCCCTTGCAATGCCTTCATCCCAAGCATCTATAACTGCGGAAGTCCCATAAGAAGCGATATATGTGGGCACGAAGTTAGGTATGTAATTTAGGGTAGGGAAGTTAGCACTATCAGATAGCCCCATAGACACTACAGACCCTGTAGCGGAAAGGTGTGCTGTGGTAGTACCTGCAGCATTATTAGCGTAAATTCTGTTTCCCATAGTAGTACTCTCCTAAAAAAAGGAACTGTAACGGCTCTTACGCCCTAGGTCACTAATGTATCCTTCTGTTATATATCGAAGAGTATAGACCTGCCATTACCTAAGATGCTACCCCTATCCAATAGAGCCCCTATACTGGATGTACCTGTGTACCTATACCGTTTTATACCAGCTAGGTCTAATTCATACCGCACAGGGTTAGCAGCATCCGTGAACGTAATATCTAACCCGTTAATAACGAGACCCTCTGACTCAATAGTGATAGTTGGGGTATCAGGCCTACCATAATACCTAGTATTTAGGGATACAGCCTTGCATAGCTGGAAGTACTTATTGCCATCTATCCATACTCCCGGCGTGTACACCACGGCACCCCCCATCCAAGAGACGACAACAGCCCTAGCCTCCACCGTTCCTAGGTAGGGAGGGGAGAGCACCCCCCTTATATATTCTGGTATCCCTGCTGCAGAGACACCAAAGTAGGCTCTACTATCCACATCAACAGTATCTATGAGAGGAGAAGTGGTACTCCTTTCCTCTGCGGCAATTACAGTAGCATAGCTTTTAAAATCAGTTCTTATTTTCTGGTATATGCGTGTTGTACCTGCATCAACGGTACCATTCCTTATCTCCCAAGAGGTGGTTACACCTTCTGTAACTCTCTCAAATACTCCACCGATATACCCTGTATTCTCCCCCCAATTAAAGGTTTTCCAATCCCCATACACCCCCCCAGCTATAGGGATAGAGCGTTGGTACTGTAGTACCTCCCCTGTTTGGGGAAAAGCATCGGGCACTAGATTAAAGGCATGAAGGATAGCACCCTCTGAGGCTGTACCATAGGCACCAACTGCTATCAATCCTACCCCTCCCCCTCCTGCCATGGGATGCACTACCACATCATACTTATCCATATACAGAGCGTTATTAACAGTACCTCCCGGAGGGGGTATGGTTACATTAGGTCCCACAGGCCCTACAGTTAAGTCTATTGTTACCCTGCCAAACCTATAGCTAGAAGGGTTTAATATATCTATCTCCTCATAGGAGATGTCTAGCCCATCGGGCTGCTGATTCCCCGTAGATTGACTATCCCACACCCTCGTTGTAGCGTAAGTAGTAGGCCCTATTTTCACCATCCTATCCACACTCCCCCCGAAGAAATAAGTGTAGTAATTAGCTAGGGGGTAGGGGCTGGTCAGATATAGCTGCCTAGTATCATCAGGAATGGCGGGGGTACCACCACCTCCACCACCAGAAGCAGGGGGGATATACTTTATAGGGCTAGAGAAAGGGTTAATACAATTATTTGACAGCATAACTCTGCCTAAGCTCTGCCTTCGCCATTAAGGCTGAGGAAGTAATAGTGGTAGTAAGTACGGCTGCAACAGGTAAATCTCTAAACGTCAGCTCTAGGGTGTGCCCTGCACCATCTACCATAGTAACGGACTTCACTACCTCTACAGCTATTGCGGAGGAGTCTTGGGGGTATGTTGCAGACACCCCACCAGAGTAAACCCAGACTGTCCCAGACACCCTTTTTCCCTCAGAGTAGTTACGGATAGGACTATTATTCTCTGCCATGGTTTATCTCCTAGGAGGATGGGTTATTATCAGGAGCACTAATAGTATAGTTACCTGTAGCTCCTGTAATACTAGAGGAGAATATCACAGTCTCAGAGGATATACTAGAGGATGCAGGTAATGGGAGCGTGTACACCCAAGATTGTACTGTGTACTGGTAGGAAACCCTTAACTGCCCCGTCATAGGTAGGGCTACCCCGTCATAGAGCAGGGCTATCTCGTTAAGCTTTAGGGTTGTTGCACTGGTTATGATATACCTTTTTGTCGCACCCTCTGCCTCTGAGGGAGGCAACCAAGACCCTATTTGTATTACGTCCCCACCCACGGCTATAACAGGGGACATCTGCCCTCCATTCATATTGGTCATAGACCCTGCATATACCGTTTTAGGTAAGCCTAGAGCAGTATCATTAGGGGTATTAGATAAAGTGAACCTAGAAGTATTCTCAGCAACAAAAGACTCATCTAACTCCCTATCCGTCTGGCCTAAATACTTAACTACTGCTAGGGTGTTAGATGCTTTGGCAGACACTAAGGAGGAAGCCACAACATCTATATAAGACACTAGGCTCATAGTGCTACTAGCGGTATCATGGACAAATCGAGAGGGGGTTATAACCCCTGCCCCAGACCCTGTTCCTTTAGTGGTGGCTAGAGGAGGCAGTCCACCATAGGACTCTAAGGGCTCAAACGCTGGGGAAGTGTATATGGCAGTCAGCCCAGAGGAGGACTCCACAGCTACTATAGAGGCAGATTCAAAGGGTGCTTTCCCTACAGGCCCACCCCTATGGGCTATGGAGACTAGGGCGTAAGTGTAATCATAATCTAGCCTCATCACTAAGGCATACTCTGCATCAAGAATAATCGTATTAGAGGGTGCGTCATAAGTCATGCTGATACTGCGGAAAGGCACTGTCGCGCCTTGCCTGTTAAGTGCAGTACCTACCCCCTGCATAGAGACAAGACCCCCCTTAGGTATATGGGGTACAGCCACGGAATTAGAGAACTCCACTACTACCTCCGTGGAGGCATGGGCAACATTACCCGTGCTGTCTATGGAGGTGGAGGCGGCAGTTAGTAACTTTATGGTAGGGGTAGGTAGGTTGCCTGACACCAACCTCACATACTTATACCCCAACTGGGGGTGGGATGCTTTATGCGCCTCAAAAGAGACACCCGTAGTCTTCCCTCCTACCCCCTCTGCTTTTAAGGGGGCAAAGGAGGTCGCTAAGGAAGCATTAACCTCTGCCATTAGTTAGGCACTCTCTCCTTCTACGGCAATAACCATGCTATTACCTGCTAATGACCCTGCCAAAGGAGGTACAACCCTTTTTAACCATACAGGTTGTGCCGCAGGGGTAGAAGTGAAAGTGATAGTATCACCTGAGGTAAACACTCCTGTAAAGCCGTTGGATACCATACTGAAATACGGAAGCCCATAGTCTGGGTTATTGATACTTACGCCTGAGGTGGTATTACCCCCTCCTATAACACCCAATGTAGCACCTACCACATCAAAGGCAGTAGATGAAGTGAAGGTGAGTGTCCAATCTTCGTGAACCGCAGCCATATTCTCAGTTGTAATAGGGTTTAGTAGCGCATCATAAGCACCTGTTCCCACAGCATTTACAGTCAACGTACCTACAGAGGATGCTACATCCCCTACCGCCATCATAGAGGAGACTTTACTATTTGATGCTAAATAAGAACCTGTAATCGTGCTAACTAGAGTAAGCGTTGCAACATTACCTGTAATCGCCACACCCCCTACCGCAATAATACCATATTCCGTCTGGCCAGTAGTCACTAAATCAGGCTGGTTGGAGATACGGACTCTATCCCCATCCCTAAAGATGGTGACAGTACCATCTTCAAGGAGTACAGAGATAGTCGTGTCTAACGCTGTAATATCCGCATTAAGCTTTGCCGCACCGTAGAGGGGCTCAGACCCTGTTATGTCAAACTGAGTATCTATCTGGGTACCTGCAAAAGCAGTAACGCTATCATCCCCTGCAGTAAGAGCCTCTAGGAATACATAAGCACTAATCAAATCTAGGTTTGCGGAGTTATCTACCTTCATAAATATTTTACGATAGTTAGTTACCCCTGCTGTACGGTCAGCCAAAGACACATCAGGGAATATATTGTTTTTTACCCCTGTGCTAATAGGGGAGACAGATAGCACCCCACCGTTAGTTGCGGTGTCGTTCATATTTTTTGACCTGTACCATACTAATTCACTTGTTGTAATTGCCATGACCTGCTCCTGTTATACCGTTATAAGTTTTATGCTACCTGTGTAGTAATCTGTGCTTAAATATACTTGCTTGCTTAATATAGGGGATGCCACTACAGCAGACCCCTCACTATGAAAGAACATCACGGTATGAGTGCTCCCATGTATATCTAGGGGGTAGGTGCTTCCTGCTACAGAAGCCAAGGTTATTAACTCGTCTACTTGCGCTTTTGTTAGCCACCCTTGGTCAGAGACTGCATCGAGGGTTATTCGCCGCCCTTTGGTAGTAGCACTACTGGTTATAACGGCTGCACCCCCCAAGGTACGCGCCGTACTTTGTACTACAGGCTGGTAATTAAGTGCATCAGACCAAATCATATGAGGGGACAAACTTAAACCGCCTAAAGTAATAGCCACTACACACCCTCTTGCTGTAACATTTTAAGGGCATTAACTAAGCCATCTACTTGGTCTCTGTCCCCTTGGACGGCAAACCTACCACCGCCTAAAGTGATATTCAAATCAACAGAGTCCCTCTGTGCGGAGGATACTAGACCCCCTGCTGCAAACTTCTTAATGCTAGGGCTTCTAAATGAGGGGGCAGACACAATACCTCCAGCGGCAAAAGCAGGTCTGGGGGCGGACATAGTATTTATCATATCCATGAAATTAGTTCCATACTGCCTTACTGCCGCAGCAGTCATAACAAACTCCCCATTAGAAAGCATAGCAGGGATGGAGTCAGATGTGCCTGTACCTGCCCCTGTAACCTGCCCCCCCTCAGCGAAGGTAGGGGCACTTTTATAACCCCCCGATATAGCATTCTTAGCCTTAACTATCGCCTCTAGGATGATAGGGTGGGATTTATTTAGGGATTGTACCTTGTTTAGTACCTTCTCATACAGTGTAAGAGTAGAGGCAGGGTCATAGGCTACTTTTACAGGGACTATAGGTGCAGCATCTGCAAGGGGCTGGAGGGCATCCTTTAGAGTACCATTGTCTACAACTACGGGGACTACGATAGACTCCCCTAATGCATTTTTAATTTTAGACTGCTCCACCTTAACTGCAGTATCTACACCCTCAATAGCCTTTAGCTCTGCTATTATAGGGATGGTAACGCCCTCTACACTTTTAGCTATAAGGGCAGCCTTCTCAATCTGGGTTATTAACCCCCCTATATTTGTGTCCTCCAGCCCTGCCACCACAATCTGTATCTTGATAACCCTGTCCTTTATCTTATACAAAGAAGCTAGACGCTCCTCAACAGAGGCTATCTTCTCTAGCGCAGATTGCTCGCCTTCAATAACCCTAGCCATATTCAAAGGTTTGCCTGCAGCCTCTACGGCTTTAGCCAGTGCCACAAATTGTTTAGCTTGGTATTTACTCTTACGCGCAAAAGCAGGATTATCTTGGGCTAGTTTGGCATACAGCTCTGAGTTTACTTTTAGCAGGTCTTTGGCTTTTTTGTAAGCGGCAGCCTTATCATCTGAGCTTGCACCTGTATCGTTAATGGTGCTAAGCAGCCCTCTTAAAGTTCTGGCATCAGCTATTGCTTCCTTATTATAAGCCCTCTCTTTCCCCCTCTTCTCAGATGCGGTATCTTGTACTTGGTAATTATCTTGGATACTGGCTAAGTAATCGGCGGAGGCTTTTGCCAACCCCTCCTTCTCTTTTAGAAAGCCTTTATACTGGGTAACAGCCTGATTAAGGAGGGATTGCTCCAATGCAATATTCTTACCCAACTCCGCCCTTAGAGCAGAATAGTTATCTTGTGCAGCGGACTTTAGGGCTTTCCCATCAGTCCTATACTTACTGACAATATGCGTGAATCTCTTTGAGAAGGCTTGCATATGACTATTAAGCCTTACACTAGCATTAGCCATACTGGAGACAGATTTATTGTTGAAGTCCTTAAATGCGGCGAGACCATCAACGGCAGCCCCCTTAATACTTTTAGAAAAAGATGTTATTGCCGCAGCATTCTTTGCATATGTGGAATCTATCTCCACCTTGGATAATTCATGCACCCTCTTCGTGAAGTCTCCTGCAGACAAAGCAGCTGCTCCATAAGAGGACACCAGCCTAGATAGGGCTAGAGTAACCCTCTTCAGAGAGATGCTATCTCGTACTGCAGCTAATGCTACGGCGGCGGAGGATGCAGCAATCCTAGCCTTGGCTAACTTTAAGTAGACCTCAGCATTCTGAGCTGTGCTCCTAAGGAGGAATACATTATGTGCCCGAACCACATCTTTATCTTTACTTAGTAGGTCTTTATGCTGACTAAAGTGGGAGGCTACTTTTTTAGTTAGCTCCTCTTGCGCCCTAGCTGTTTTATTGGCGGCGGAATTATAGTTGTCAAACCAAGAGCCTATTTTAGTCCCCCAATCGAAAGCCGACCCTAATGCGAGTAGAGCAACGGTTATGGCTGCTATAGCTAACCCTACAGGGTTGGCTAGTAGGGTTAATCCAGCAGCAGCTACAGTCCTGAGAGTAAGAGCCAGTGTAGCTAAGAACCCTGATGCTGTGGCTGCGCCTGCCGCGACACCACCAAACCTAACTACCATGGCGGCTAGGGCAGGATTGGCAACCAATAACTTAGCAGTGATAGCTACTAGCCCTGTGCTCATAGCAGCTAGTAACCCTTTGCCCACCATATAGGCTAGAGCTACCCCCAAAGCGGCGAAGGAGATAACAAGGGCATCCACGAGGCGAGGCATTGCTGTAAAGACAGTCGTTACACCCTCCATAATGTGAGACAGTATCTCTAACGCAGGTACCACGGTACGGAGGACTAAATCCCCTATTTTTGCGAAGGATACCCCCACACTATTTGCAGCCACATCAAATCGAGAAGCTAAGGTGTCTGATATTTTACCGAAAGCCTTGTCTGTTGCCCCTGCCTTATTGGTTTGGTCTTCTAGGGCAGCAGTAAACCCCTTCATGCCATTTCTAGTCAGGGCTAGGGTTGCTAGTAGGGCCTCATCAGTACCTACTAATACCTTTAGAGCCCCCACATTGCCTTTGGATGCCTCACTTACTTTCTCTATAGCAAAGGCTAGTCCTCTAGTTTTTATGGCAGCCTGTGCGTTACCACCAAAATCATGGAATATTTTATTCAATTCTGTAGAGGGGCGTATCAGACCTGAGATAACACCTTTAAGTTGAGTTATAGCTTCTGGGGTCTTTGTGCCGCCGATAGTAATATCAGCGATAGCAGCATTTACTTCCTCTAGGGATACTCCTGCAGCAGCCGCGATAGGGGCTACTTGGGCAAAGGATGCAGATAACTCTGTAAGTGTCGTGCCGCCGCCTTTAACCGCTGTGAAGAACGAATCAGACACCAGCCCTGCAGATAGCATACTCATACCAAAAGAGTTAATAGTAGATGCTAATAATTTAGTAGTGGTCTCAACATCGGATACCCCAGCCTTAGCTGATTTCATAGCCGTACCTAAAAGCCCTTGGGCAGATGCGGCATCACTAGCACCTAAGGATATAGCCTGATACATAGCCTTAGCTGAGGAGGTTAAGTCCTGACCAAAGGTGGAAGATAATTCCGATACTATATCTGCATATTGAGCTGCTTCTTCTGCCCCCCCAGACAAAAGTGTATTTACCTCCCCCATTGCCCTACCAAACTCTAAGGCTTTTACTACTGCAAAGGCTGCACCTGATAGAGAGGCGATAATCGTTAAGGCTTGTTGGGTCTTGAATAAAGAGAACCCCACTTGGTCTACCTGCTCTTTAAACCCTATGGCAGCGACACCACCCTCTTTAAATCCTCTCTCTAGGGAGTTTAATCTTTCATTAGAAGACAACTTCCCTACTGAGGCAGAAAGCCCTTTGACGCTATTAGCGGTTATAGCTGCGGATACTTTTACATTAGCGGCAGCGGCAGATACTTTCTTTAAGGACGCGCTGGCCTTGCCCCCCTTCTTAGACATACTCTCCATAGAGGAGGATAATCCTTTTACAGCAGAGCTGGCTTCTTTTGCGGTAGCCCCTAATTTCTTACTTGCAGCCCCTAGAGCACTTAAGGAAGTCCCTTTTATTTTTCCTAGGGAGGTAGCAGCACTATTGGTCACGGCATTAAATGCCAGCATAGACGCACTAATATCTTTTACTTGTATATCTAGGGTGTCTAATTGGGCGGTAAATGTACCTAGCTTATGCCCCTTCCCTAGACCTTTTATAGCTGCCCTAAGCTCTTTTATTGATTTTGTTAGGGCAACACTAGAGGTAAGAACCCTATCTAGGTCAGACCCCACAGCACTAACCTTAGTCCCAGTATTGAAAGTGCCTAATAAAGTCCGTACCTCTTTTAGGGGGTTGTGTACTTTCGTGGCAGCTTCGCCTATGGACTCCAGAGTTACTTTTAGGGACGTTAATTTTGTGGTTACGGAGACGGAGTTTACTGCTTTGGATAAAGCCCTGATACCTTTTGCAGTATCTTGTACTGGTATCTTTATGTTCCTAAATGCTAGGGATATAGATTTAGCCTTTGAGGACGCTACCTTAGACGTGGCAAGGAGAGCCTTAGTTACCTCTTGCAAGTCTGCAGATACAGTAGACTTTATGGAAATAGGTATCTCTAATTTATCTACCATTACTCGCTCTCCCTCACAACCTTATCCACGTCCTCCTTGTCCCCATGCTGGGCTAGTCGGCTAAGGAGCATAGCTGTTATGCTCTCTCTAGTTTTACGCTGTCTTACGGAGTGTATAAACACTTCTACTTGTTCAAGCGTGTATTGCATCACCTCCGACTTTAGGTGTCCACAGGATATTAGTTCTTCTACATTGTGTACAAGCTGTGAACACCAGCCTAAGGTTACAGAGGGCTCTTTAGAGGGGGTAGGTTTACTTCTGGAGGAAGCTCCACTCCCGTCAATGACAGTAGGTTTTTTACTACTGCCATAAATTCTTTTGGGTCATATACTGTAAGCCCCCATATCTTGTCTAATGCTATGACTTGGGCACTTAATGGTAAGGCTCTAGCGTTCTCTGTTAAGACCTCTAAATCTCCTTCCTCATGCGTAGATACAGCAATTATAGCCGCCACAAAACTAGGGGCTTCCACTACCATAGCAGGGACTTCCATCTCCCCACTGAATAGGGCATTAAGGGACTCTTTATGAGAGCTAATTAGAGTTGCTAGGTTATCTACTGTTAGAGGGTGGACAGTAAAGCTATCCGCCCCTACGGTTACTTTTTCTGATTTTGCGGTCAGGCTGGCTAATGACATGTACAACTCCTAATACCCCCATGAACTTAAGTGCATAAAAAAAAGGGGCTGTTTTTCAACAACCCCCCCAATATAACTACACCTAATGCTTAGGCAAGGATTCTTTGACGGAAATACTTAGACCCTGTAGTTTTAGTATTATCAGCTAGTGCGCCACCTGCTAGTTGAATTTGACCAATATCTTCAGAGATAAGAGCCAATTCTGCTAGAGGGTCAGCAGTGAATTTAAACACATCCACAGTTACTGATTTATTACCTGATGCAGTGTTAAGACCTTCAAAGCGCAACCATCTTTCTGGTTGTGATGTAGTGAGGGCATCTACTTGGTCGTAAGCAGCGTAGTTGTATGTTGCTTCTAACGCCTGACCTGCAACAATACTACCCCCAACGAGGATATTTATAGAGCCTACTTCTGGGTTCATAGTGTAGTCTGTACCCTCTACATAAGTGGTTACAGCACCTGTGTCTGTAAGAACTAGAGGAGTAACGGTGTCCACACCAATATGCGCTAATGCTACTGTCTGACCTAGAACCAAAGGAGCAGTTACTGCTTCAGATACTACTGCGCCGCCTGCCATAGTAGTGTCCGTACCATAAAGACCCAAGGACAAGTTCTTAATATCAAAGCTTTCCATAGTTACATTAACAGAGGCCTTAACTTCAGTGGTTAATCTAAGGTCAATGCCACGCGCTCCAGAGGTAGATTCTTTGTGTTCTACAACAGAGGTAGCAATAGCAATGGAGAGGGCGGAGCAGTTACCGATAGGAGTAAACCCTGTAGGGTTTCCTGCAACATCACGGCTCGCCATGAGCACAGTTCCTTGCCCTGAGTAGTATTCTGATACAACATTATTCTGTGCAGCCATTATGGTCTCCTGTTACTTTTTACTAGGTTTATTCTTTTGGCGAGAAAAGCGGCTAATAGGGGCTGCCTCTACAGCAACCTCAGCCCTTTTCCCACTTATAAGACTATCTGCTGCAGGGTCACTAATATCTACTACTGTCCCAGCAAGGCAAATAACCCCACGCAATTCAATATCTACTAAAAGTTTAACTTTCATGGGCAAACATTACCTCCACCTTATAATGTTGACTAGCACTACTTTAGCTAGTAAGGATGACATTAGTTTGCCATCGTTGTATGTATATAAGGTTATTATCCTCGTCATAGGGGTAGGGTGCTTCCGAAACAAACTGCCATTTATGACCTGTAGGGTTACTACTATTCCTAAAAGATGCTCTAATCTCATCTAGGGTAAGAGTAATGTCATGCTTATCCTCTACAATACTGGTGTACTGGGCAGGTGCGCCTAAAACAAATAAGCTCAGTCCTAATGTAGCGGCTAGACCAGAGTTGTTCTTTGTAGCCTGAGGTACTAGCCCCTCATACCACACCCCTACAATAGGGTAGGTGGATAGGTGCTCCGCCTTGTCCACAAACTCGGCATCGGAATACACATACATCACGTTATCTTTATTTATGGTGGGTATATCTTTTAGTTTGTTTTCTGCCTCCACCATCACCTGAGAGACAATATTTATACCTGCCATTACTTAAACCTCCTTTTAAACCTAGAGCGCATAGTATTAAAGGCTCTTCTTTCATCCTTCTTAGTTGCAAATAGGAAGGGTCTAGCAGGGTTTTGTATTTTAGCACCGCTTACAGTAGTGCTCTCACCCCCAAAATGGTGTATTCTTCCATACACAGCCGCCGCAGGGTCATTGATATACACCGCCAGCCCCCCTCTTTGGGTCTCTCTTATAGCTAGGCTGTTATACAGTCTCCCAGTATCCTGTAGGGTACTATTAGTCCCTCGTTTTTTTCTACGCCTGCGCGAGGCAGTACTCTCTGACCACTTAGCCCCTGTAGGGGATATATGCTTTAGGAACCGTTCCTTTATGTACTTTAGCTGTAACTCGGCTACCTCAGATAAAAGCCCTGCTCCACCTACCTCTTTCTGTATCTGCTCTGTCCTAGCAGCCATAAAAGCTTTAATGGACGCAGGGCTAAAAGGTCTGCTCATAGAATAGGCTTATTAGCATGAGGGTACATTCTTACATGGGCAGCCAACAATGCTTTCAGCATAACTGGTTCCCCTGCCATAGCCTCTTTCTTTTGTGCCTTACGGAAAGGGGCTTGGCTGTTAACCCTATACACCACATATTGCGTAGCCAGCTCTTTGAGCCAAGAGGGTACTTCCAAAGGAGTGTAGACACCCCCTAGAGAGGTAAACCCATAAGAGTACTCAACCTGCAAGTACCTAGGGGTGCGAGGAGTATTGTACAGTACGCACACACCATCCTCACTCATCTCATACTCAGAGGCAGGGAGGACGATAGGGGATGCTTTTAGTGCCCCTAAAGTATTGGCGTAGGACACTGTTACGGTAGCAGTATCCACAAACCCATTTTTTACTGCCAGCGTCCCATGGGGTAGCGTTGTTCTAACCCCCTCAAAGTAGAATATATCCTTTGTAGTGGCGGCATCAAAAGAGGTAAGGAGCTCCCCCTCCAAAAAGAGGCTAGCGGCTAAACCCATTGTCTCCAATAGGTCTGCCACCTCAGGTATATCCCTTTGCCCTGTCCTAACCATCAACTGGTCAGTATCTATTAACATGCTAGGCATGATATACCCCCTGTATTATACTTTAGCCTGCACAATATTAGCTTTGTGTGGGGCATGACGCTTCCCTTTTTCAGACTTCTCTTTGTCATGCTTCCCTTTCTTTTGTGAAGGGTGCTCACCTTTCTTAGCTAAAGGGGCAGCTTTATCAGTATCAGTCCCAGCAGAATCATTATCATCCCTATTCTTAGACTTAGCTCCTCCATTCTCTGTCGCTCCCTTAGCGAAGTATTCCTTACCTTCAGCGTCACAGCTATCTAGCAATGTAGCTGCTAGGGTATCACTAACAACGTAAGACTTCCCTGCTATAAATAATTTGTCTTGTATTGCGTATCTCTGTGCGCCAACTAATTTAACTGTGTGCATATGTATCTCCTATTTATGTATTTCTAGGGGGGTATAATAGACTACACCACTAAAAAGATAAAGGGAGCCTAGCATAAGCTAAGACCCCCCTTTTTTCTATACCACTTAATCATTGCATCCCTGAGTACAAGTAAGTACTACAGGAGGAGGAGGGCCTAAGCCCCCCAACTATTAACCAATGTTAGAGTATTTAACTACAGCAAGCTCTTCTTCGATTTTGAAGTCAACTCTTGCAGTTAGTACAATAATGTACTCACGAGCGCGAATATCTTTCTCAACTTCGATAGAAATGTCACGTTGGATACCAAAAATCAAGTTTTGTGGGTCACACAACAAACCGCTGGCTGCTGGCATTAAAGCAACTGGCTCAATGCCTGTGCCGAATGCGAATAGACGGTTTTGACCTTGCAAGTTTGCATCGCCCAATGCTGTTTGACGGTTAGCCAAAGTATCACGATACTCTGTTTCATTATCAATGCTGATGTAGTTGCGTAAAGATGAACGATTACGCAAGTACTGGTCAGGCATAGCGATAACGCCTGCTTTAAAGATACCTTTATTGATAGGTGCAGCTAATGCATCTACAACATTAGAGACAGACTGTGTTAAGTAGCCGTCTTTAAGTGCCAAATAAGGGTCTGCAACATTAGCAGTATTACCCAAGAGTGCTAACTCTTCTAAGTCAAGTGCCGCACGTTCAGCAATCATATCCATGATTACATCTTTAATGCCGCCAGATGTGCCTGTAGCACCGCTGTCGCCCTGTACGCCTACGTTCCCACGCTCAATGTTGTCTTCAATAACATCATAAGGCAGGCGAATCTCAGCAATAACTTCGCTAGTGTTCAACAACACTTTGCTAGTCTGGGCTTTAGCGCGTAATGTTGCTTCCACTACTGGGTCAAATACGCCATCTACAGCAGCACCTGATAGAGGTACACCAGCACTAGCTGCGCGTAAAATACGCTTACCAAAACCGATTTTATTGATTTCTTTTTGTGAACCTGTCATTACCACTGTGCGAGCAGCGTTAAGTAATGTAGGTTGTACTAGCAACTTCTTAATGAAAGCATTTGATTGCTCTGGGTTTAACAACCCGCCGTTAGCTGCCAAATCTGCAACAGCCATATCAGCCTTTTGAATTAGATTACCGTTTTGCATAATAAAGGACTCCTCATCTCTTTTTTTAGGTTTTTAATTATTAGCGGTCAAGAATGTCAAGCGCAGTACCTGTAAATAAACCGCCCTCTTCAAACTTAGCTACTGTAGTGCTAGGTACTTCTTCTTCCGTAGAACCTGACATCACTGTGCCAGACACTGCATCCATAGCTAACGTAGCATTACTGTCAGCTTTCGCTACTTGCTCGCCCAAAGCTTGATTGCTCGTTACGAGAGAATCAACCTTTTCCGATAAGGCTAGTATAGTGGCTGCCATGCCAGTAATAGTTTCTAGTAGTGCCTTGTGTGCGTCTACCTCAGGCTCTGGGTCATCCTCTGCTGTAGGCATATCTGCCATATCGGAAGGAGCGTCTGCCATATCAGATGGTGTATCCATCTTGGCCACTACCACTTCTTCTGACTCAGATGCGCCTACCTCTACTTCGTCTAGTCCCTCTACCGTGCCTTGATGCTTTTGTACTGAGTCCTTACTAGGCTCGTCCACAGGCTCAGACTCAATAGCACCCTCCTCGTCCTTAACCACCACAGGGTTGGTTACAGGGGTGTCTACAGGGGGGATACGAACATACTTAGCCAACTCGAAAGCGGATACAGGGAGATTAGCAGTCAATGAGACCACATACCCTTTAAATGCATCACAGGCTGCGGATACTTCAGAAGCCTTAGCCTCTGCAGGAATCTCACTACCATACATAATATTCTCAATAGTTTCCTCTAATACCTCTTGTGCCATATCCACAGAAGGGAAGAATGAATTTTGGGCTAGGTTATCAGAAAAGTCAGTGCCTTCTGGGTAGCTGTAAAAAGCTTTTTTAACTGTGCTTAGTACCACGGCACAGCCATTATCCATTTTTACTACAGCAGAGTCATCTCTGTACTCAGCAGCCTTAAAGACTACATCTGTATCATCCTTACCTGCCTCTTGCGGCGCATAGCCTTGGGCTTCTAATTTTACAGTCAGCTCAGGCGTAACACTTTCTTTAGATACTACTACTGCTACAACTACAGGCGACTCCGCCTTTTTAGTTGAGAATAGCTTTCCTAGGTCTAAGTTCATCCCATCCTCCTTTAGTGATTTAATAATACGAAACGGTATGCGATTCGCCCCTCTTGCTACTAGGGACACAAACGATACGTCCACATTATCTAGCTTTCTAGCATCCATTTTTATCATTGTCATTACATACCTTCTACAAAACTAAAATTATGCTTGTGGTCTTGGGAGCCACAAGTCTCTGTTCCATGTACTATTTTATGGCTATGCCCCAATACGACATCCGTATGCCCCCCCAGAAATATACCGTCTTCATCGAAGGAGACATAGAAGGTATGGGTATGCCCTTCTACCTCTGTGGTACCCCCAGTTATGACATCTGGTACTTGTAGCTCTAAGGTGGTTAAGGTCTTCTCTACAGTAGCCTCTAAGGAGAATCCATTTATATCCCCCTCTTTAATCTGCCTCCATAATTCCTTGTCGGGCACCTGCACCCCCAGCACCCACGCACCCTCTATAAAATCAGGGTCTCCTTCTCTCGCTATAAACGATTCCACAACATACGACCCTGTTAGGGTGTTATCATGCTGTTTATCTACGTTATGAATATTGTGGTTTTGTAGGAACTTATGTGCGGCGGCTTTTATAGTGTCGGCATCCATAAACTCACCATCTGAGTCAGGTACCATAGGGACATAAACCTCCCCGTACACTATTTGCTGGTCATCATCAGCCTTAGTTATATTAGATTGTTTAGTTGTCATACCCGAAATGTACCCCCACATATCACCCCTAGCAACTTAAGGCTATGCACTTAAGTTCACTCACCCTTTTTCTGCAGGTGACATCTGCATCGGGGGTGGCTAGGCACAGCATCCAAGCCCTGTGCAGAAATATCAGCTGAAGTCATACCTTTTAGGAGTAGGACACTCTCTTTTGTCTGGGATGCCCATGGCTGCAAGAACTTTAAATCCTCAGGGGTGGAAGCACTCATAGCAGCAGATACACGACTAAGGGCAGGGGCTACTGAGAACTCTTTTCCATCTAGTAAGGAGCAGATAGGGCAGGTGTGGTTATCCAGTTGCGCTGTCCGTACATAAGTGGTTATTCCTTTACTGGCGGCAGTGAGGAGGAATCCATAAGAAGCCACCCTAGATACATGCAGCCCATTGGCCACCAATAATGCTTGGTGTACAGAGGTCTTTATATCTTTTGTAATGGTGGGTGCGGATATACTCGTTAATAGACTAGGCTGGGACTGCCCTATCTTTGCTTTGATGGTTGCGGCTACTAAGGTCTTACGGATAGCGGAGGTAACACCTGCCATAACCATAGACCCCGCCATAATATTAGCTGCCCCCAATAAATTCTGGGGGTGTTCCTGTAGAAGTACCGACTTATTAAAGGAAGGGTCTACTTGGCTAGCCCCAAATAGTAAGGAGGCAAGCCCTATCCGCCCCAAGTAAGAGGTGTCTAGGTCAGACACTGAGAATGCCTGTAACTTCTCTGCGGCGAGGTCTACCTCCCCTAGGTCTAATAAGGTTAGTATCTCTGTAATATCATCTCTTATGGTCTTGGATAATGCTCGCAGCGTTACCTGAGTCAGGCTTTTTTCTAGGACAAGAAAGCTTTTTAGTGAGATAGCCATATTATTGGGATAACGCAGTTATTTCTGCCAAGGTGCAGGCTAGTTCCCCTGCCCCAGCTAAGTCATCCTTATTATCTGGGAATACCAGCCCCCCTAGGTCAACCAAGAACTCATCCCTCTCTTCTCCCATAAGGGCTTCCACTTCCGCATGTGCCCGTAAAATAACATCTTTAGGAGGGCACTCATCTAACGCTACAGCCGCCCAGACAGAGGCCAGAGCACTTCTATCCATTTTCTTTATATCAGTCTTATCTAGCCCTTTACCCGAATCTAAGGAAGGGTACTCCTGCTCAGGGGTTAAGGCATCAGGCTTTTCTCCTATAAGGGCTTTACCTGCATCCGCATTATTTTTTGCGAGGGTCAGGTTAAGCTCATTCTCATCAAACTCTATAGCTACACCAGCCACTTCCGCAATCGCTTTAACTATACTCTCAGGGGAGACTGCGCCTGTACTACGAGCTACGGCGATACCCTTCATCTGTAGCGTACCATCTTTAGGGGTATTCTTCTTAGATACGAACTTGTATGCGCCGCCTGCCAACTCCTTCATAATAGTCATATTCATTTGGGTATCAAACTCTAACCTTTCTGGGTTAAACACCTGTGCTTCTGCGAGCATAGAGGCAGCCCTACTGGCGGCAAAGTTACCTGTATTCTTGCCCACATATAACTCTGGCAGCCTAAAAGACCCTCGTGTGCGGACTTCACACTTGCTATCGTAGTTCTCAAACATGGAGTCATTCTGCTTCTCAGCCCCGAACCTCTCCACATTTATTTTAACAGACCCAGAAGAGTCTAGTGATGTGCCCGATGCATAAGCCTCTAAAATAGCAGCCCTATGCTTACTTTCCCCTGTGCCGTTTAGATACTGCTCTAATGCTTTTTTTGTGTCGCCCACCATCGTACCGCCAGAGATAGTGATAAGCACAGGGGGAAGACCGCCACTATTAAAGAAGTCCAAATTATGTTCTTCTGCTTTCCTAGACCCTAATATAGAAGGGAGCTGGTTTATCCATCGGGGGACACCGTAGGGGGATGTACCATCTAGTACTGCAGTAAAGTGTATTATCTCGGTAGCCCTATCCCCATAGGGTACTGCTCCCTGCTTATACTCCCCTGTTTTCTTATTCATAACCCTAGATGTACCATATTGGGCGAAGTAAACAGCTTTAGTGTTTATCACCTGCACATACGTTCTTTCTCTAACCATAATATATAGAGAGGTGGGTTTACCTCCCCTCACCAGCTCTTTCTTTACTTTGACGGGGCTAGATAGCCTACCTAAACGCATAGACACCGCTGGGATATGGTTCAGCATGAGTATCTTGCCCTCTGCGTTCCGCATCACCTCCATGAAGCCATTACCAACACTCTCTATATCCCTGCGTATAGCTCTACGGATGGACACCATGGACTTCTCAGGGTAAGGCTCCTTGAAGAACCCTTCTAGTACCTTCTCAGGGGAATTAGATGCCGCAGTCGCCCCTATAGCCATAATATCATGCCCTGTCCCGTCTATGTTTACTTCCATGGCTTCTACGCACTGGGAGAGGGTGTTGTTGTGTTGTACCAACTGGAGGAGATTACCTATATCATAAGGTGGGCTTATTACTTGCCCTGCCCCCGTAGAGGTGTACATGCCTGCGAACTTATCATCTGCACCCCTAGCATTACTCCCTATAATATCCTGCTCTGCCTTTAGTGCCTTGCTAGGGGCGGACTTAATAGTGGTCACTCTGGAGGACATAATGCTGCCTTTATCTAATTCACCTTGTTTAGTCATACATACCCCTACACATATAAATATCTTGTGCAGGACTATAACGATACCTTAACTAATTGGCTACATGCCCCCAAAGGGGTTGACCTTAAGTGCATAGATGGGGGGTGCTAGTGTAGTAATCTCTGAGGGCAGAGACACCGTCTTTTTCTCTCGATACTAGGTTACGACAACTACATTTAGGGCACGACTCTAACTCTTCCATGGTAGCTAGGGACTTCCCTATCTCTGGGTCAGCAGAGAATGTTAGTTTAGGCTTCCAACCAAAATCCCTTTCTAAAGGCAGGGTACTCATTACTTCACAGACCCTATCTGCCCACAGCAAGGCCTCATCCTCTGGGACGTAGAACTTTAAATCATCATGTACCATCATCATAGGCTTTAGTACGTCAAAGCTGTACCGCTTCTTTAACTCCCATAGGGATAGCTGGGTTAGGTCAGATAGTGTGCCTTGCACAGGGGCATTGATAGCATTCCTCTCTTGCTTAGACCTTGTAGCACCATCATAACAGTTAATCATAGGTAGGTTTCTTACCCTACCTAGGGGAGACCGTATATAGCCATGCCTTTTTGCAAAGGCTTTATACCTATCATGCCATGCCACTAGGGCAGGGTACATGGCAAAAAAAGCCTCCCTGTCTGCTGATGCCTCTTGCTCGGATAATACCACCCCATAACTAATCTCGGCGTAGGCTCTATACCCGTTCACACCCATACCATATAGTAGCCCAAAATTACCTGCTTTAGCCCCCTGCCTCTTGCTCTTAAACCACTTGGGGTCACTGGATTTCTTCTCCATAAATTTGCCTAAAGGCAACCCTAGTAGCCCTGCAGCGGTGGCGGAGTGAATATCTACGTCATTGTTAAACGCTGCAATCATAGCTGTCTCATTAGCAATATCTGCAGCCACCCTTAATTCCCCAGCTGCATAATCACAGGATAATATCAGTTTCCCCTCTGGGGCAATATAGGCGGCGCGTAAAGGCTTAGCCCATGTTGTGTGCTTGGGGATAGTATTATGAACCACCACATCATCTGCCACGAAAGAGTGGCTATTCTTGATGGTTAAGTCATACGTCTCCTCCGCAGGAATGTGGGAGATGCATTGTATCTTTGCCTCCCTAAAACCTGCGGCTTTGGCTAGGAGGCTATCCTTATTTTCTATTTTGTTATTCATACTAGTGTACCCCATTATTTAATCATCAGGGTGTAATCAGCAGTTATATCTTTTGCTAACACAAACCCTTCTGTAGTTAGGAGGGGGTGGTTTCCTGTGCACTGCACCTTTTTTCCATCCTCCAGTACAAATTCATACAAGGGCTGCACCCCATTTCTATATACATCCGTGATAGGTTCCCATATCCCTGTGTGGGTAAGCACATCCATAGGTAGACCTCCCTCAACATGCTCAACCACATCTAAGAGAGGAACTGCACCTAAATCCGTAGTTACAAGGGTGTGTCCCGGCATACACTGTAGGGCTGGGTCTTTACAACTGGTATTATGCACTACTATACCATTAGCAACATAGGAGTGGTCGCCCTCTACAGTTATATCATACGTTTCATGCCGCCCATAGGGTTGTACCTTGTGTACCCTCTCAGGCAAGAACCCCACCATGCTACCATCTCGTGACCCCGCTGTTTTATCCCCTAGAAGGGCTGCTCTCAAAGGAGCTAGGGCATCATCTGCCGCACAACATAGATTAGACACCCAGTTGCAGCCTTTATCCCCATTTAGATGGTACACCCCTCCCCTAGGGTCTACATCTTCTGGTGCAAAGGTTTGATATACAAGGTCAGCTACCTTGTACACTTCATACTCCCACGCAGTAGTCCAGAGTAGTACTGTTGTATCCCCTGTTGGGGATATTACTTGGGGCAGTCCTAGGAAGTGCTTACGAGGGGAGGCTAGGCTCTTCTCTCTTATGATAACCCCTAGGGTAGAGATATAAAAGGGGTGTCCTGCTATAGGGAGCCACTCCTCTTTTGGTTCTGGGGTAAGGGTATAGGCATAGTCTCCTACCTCTAGGTTCCCTGCCTCTATCCAAGAAGGGGTACTCATTACTGGGTGGTTATGCGTCACCACAACCTCTGAAGACCCCACCCCTAATAATAGGGTATCCTTAACACCATTAGTATGTGTCCCTACCATATCCATCCACCTAGCCTTATGCGTCCAAATCTGGAATGGCTCTCCTTCTTTAAACCTAGATATAAGGGTAGTCACCTCTACCTCCCCCTTGTTGGTAAGTATCTTCGTCCCGGCAATGACGCACCTACCTGTATCCGTACCCGAATCATCCGCCCCATTATATTCACCCTTATGCAACATATAGCTAGGATGAAACCTGTTATCAGAGCACAGGTGCTTATTAAACCCCACAACATAGGTGCTCATAGTTTTACTGGCACTACCATGACGCTTCAATTCTTTAACGAAAGTTACTGCCTTAGGTTCATCCTTAAACATAAGGAAATGGTCTAGTGCCGTGGAAGGCTGCTTAGTTTTTTCTGTGAAGAGCTTTGGTGTTAGCCCTAGCCCTCTCGCCCCAAAGAAATAGTCCTTTAGTATCGCGGGGCGTAGGTCTAATTTGGCGGCATGTTTAAGACGTAACTTAACAGGGAATCTCTTAATCATACTCTCTGCTAGCCCCTCTAACTCAGCACATAATGAGCCTTTGAGCTCAGTTTGGCACTCTGTATCTAAGAGTACCCCCTCTACCTCCATAGCTAAGAAGGTCTCACTGCTTTTATGTAAGAGGCGGACATAAAAACGGGCTAAAAAAGGGTCGGCTAGTAACTCCGCTTTCAACTCATGGTACACCCTTAGGCAGGCATCTACATCTCCAGCAGAATAAACTAAGAAGTCATCATCAGGGATTAAATCCATCCGCCCCTTATCATAGGTATTGTTCATATTGGAGTCATACCCCCCCATGGAAGTATAAATCTTCGCATGGGTCTCTAGGCTATTCGACCTGTTCTCATCTAATAGTGACCCCACTAATGTAGTATCAAATACATAGTTATCGCAGTGGATGCCCCACTTATGGATAATCCAACGCATATCATATTTAAAATTTGCCCCCACTATTTTTACTCTGGGGTCTGTGAGCAGCCATTGAATCTGGTTCCACACCTCTTGGTGGGGTTGGGGTTGCCCCTCCTCACCTCTAAAGCGCATAACACAGCCATACCCCACTCTGTGACTGAATTGAATAGCCTCAATCCATTTGTCATCCCTATAAGGAACTAAACCTATAGTTTCCGTATCACAGGCAACAACGACTGCCTCCCCTGTGCGCTCATAGGTAGTAGTTATATCCTGTATTAGGGGCGCAAAGGAGGACACATACTCATAACTCCCTATAGTAGGGGATAACGTCCCAGTACTCTCTAGTCGGTGCGCTAGTCTAATATCCCAAGTTACCCTAGATTTTTTAGTGTAGTCTACTGTTATCAGAAAAGGGTCAAAGGTCAGCAACCACTGGCTGCCTTCCACTAAGGTAGCGGTCTCCCTAAGGGATTGGATAGCCCTGTTTTTAGGCACTAGACCTAGAGCCTTTAGCTTATCCAATATTTTGTTCCCCATGGCTAACACCACGCTGCCGCTAGGTATAGGGGGGAGGGGCTGTCCTTCAGTATAACTAAGGTACTCTACCTTTGCGCCACAACTTTTTACGGTGGGGGTCACATGCTCTCTTACCAAGGAGGCTTTAGCTCCTGTTATTATGTACATCATATATTTATACCTCTGGTGGGGGTCTGCCCCTAATAATTGGGTTTACTGGTACAAATCTTCTCTAAGGATAGGTATGCTTCTGGGAGCCTTGATTATTAGTCTGGCAAGATTGGCTGTACCCCGCCCTGCTTTTAGCCCTACATGAGGAAGCACAGCTGTTACTTCCTCAGACCCTATAAGGATGTCAACGCCCCCCACTGTCACGGTAAATGCGCGAGCATCCTGTATATGTGATACTGTAATAGGGGTGTCCCCTGCATAGAATACCTTATGCAATTTTAGTCCTAATACTAACGCCATCTGGCCACCTCTCGCTTATTCTATTTATCAGGAGGAGTAACTCCTAATAGTTCCCTCGCCCTAGGGGTGAGTACCCATGTAGAGCCTCCGGGAAGCCCTCTTAGGTATGTTGTTCTAGTTATGAGCCCTCTACCACCTAGTATCGTTAATTGTGTTGCTGTATCCCCAGAAGGACAAGACACTACATGGGCTACCTCAACGGTTCTAATGGGGTAGTTACGAGCCACTGCTAGGAGGCATTTGGATAGCATAGTGCCATCCCTAGGTATAGTAATGTTGTTATTACTATCGGGGGAGGGGACTATCACGTTCCCATGGAGGTCTACGGTGTATGCTACTTTCCTGTACCCACAGTAACAGTATAACCATACAACCACTCCCTCTATTTGGTACTCAGCCTCTCTCCCACACCCTTTAGGGCATTCCCCTGCGACATACTGGTTATCTACTATCATAGGCTACACTCCCTAACACTGGGAGGGCAAGATACCCTTTTGGGTGTTAAGTGCAATTACCCTTTGGTGTGGGTGTCCCAGTAATATAGGGGGTACGCGCAGATAGTTAGCCATATAGCTTTGAATTGTAGGACTAGGGCTAGTGAGTCGCTCTCAACAATAAAGCTTCCCACCCCTGAGGCCACAGTTATTATAGCGTATAAAGTATAGCGTAGCAGGATAGGCATACCCTTACCCTCTTACCTGAGCTAGGTCATCTGAATAAAACCCCTCATGTGCCCCGTCCTGCCCTGTCGGAGTACCACCCCCCTCTAGGGATAGCATAATATCCATGACCTCTTCCCCCGTGAAGGTGTCTTGGGGGTTGTAAGAGAAGTAGTCCCAAAGTGCCTCTATGGTGTCCTCAGGCTCTAGGCTTGCTATACCGTACACCTCTTGGGTAGGGGCTACCTCGGATAACTCTTCCCAACGCACCCCAGTTGCAGCAGGGAGCAATACTTCTAGGAGATAAGTAGAATCTAACGTCTCCCTTTTTGAGTGCTCATTATAATACCCTACTGAAATGTTAGTATAATTGATAACTTTATTAGAGAAGGACATGGAATCTGTTACTGAGCCTGTAGGGTCAGCTTCCCACACATGAGTAGAGGTCTTACCTAATTCCCTAGAGAGTGAGGACGTAAAACTATCCGAGGCACAATTACCTGCTGCCATAGCTGTGATAATGGATGCAGTTCCTTTTCTATCGAAGGATATAGCTTGTTTGATTCCTGTCATATCTAGTGTCTCAGCTAGGAAGCCTGAGCCGATACACCCTACTTCCTCCTGTACACAAAAGGCATACACTCCTGCCACTCCCTGTTTAATAAGATGGAGCATGACTCTAACACCTGCTTTATCATCAGCCCCTAACGCTCTCTGGGCACACCCCTCCCCTAGAGAGATAATACCTTGATTGTCCGTGTGTAGTACCACCTTTTCATGGTTATGTACTGAGTCCATGTGGGATAGGAATAGGGTCTTGGACACCCCTACCCTAATCACGAGGTTCTTTAGGGCATCTTCAGTGATATTAGCTGATGACCCTACTTCTCTTTTGATAATATCACTTACAGGTGTCTCATACCCTGCTGGTGTAGTGGTGGATAATAATTCTTGTAATAGCTTCATAATAGGCTACCTCCGTGTAGTTTATACACCCATTATAATCCCTTCCCTTCACTTGTCAACTACTATCTTTGTGTCTGTAGTTTTTTAGGAGGTACCCCTAGGAGTTCTCCAAGCTTAGCAGGGTACCTTCCCACCCTGCACTTAATTGCCTTCTGTCGTAGTCCCTCTAGCCTCACCTTTTCTGTCGGAGAAACAGACACCCCCCAGCTATGGGAGCAGGTGCTGCTCTTGCACTTCAGCCCCCTGAGGTATTCCTCTTGTCCTAATAGGTATACATGCCCATATGTGTATAGGCATAATGGGCATTTAACATACTCCCAGAATACTGGCTCCATCCTATAGTCAGGGTGTCCTCCTAATATCATAACGCCCCTCCTAATATAAGAAGCACTCCTATTGCCCCAACGTACCACCACCCCTGTAACCCTTTGTACTCAGGAGTACTCCTTTTAGGGGGGCGGCAATACGTCAGTAATAATGCCGCCAATACGAATAAGGTTATACACCCCCACCCTGCGATACTACATACTGCACTTACCATATATACTCCTTACTACATATAATTATTTATGCCAAACTGACCAGAGGTTAATAGGAGGGAACGTCAATTCCTCCCACCTTAAGTCTTCTTTACTTCGTTTAGGGTAAACATATCGCACTTTTGTAATGTAGTGCCTTGTAAGAACTCGCTACCGTCTATTAAGGGCAGCATATCCTGCCCCCTCCCCTCAGGGGCGTACCTCGCACAGGTATCCCGACTAGGGCAAGGAGCTATGGTGGCTGCACACCTCGCCATGACAAAAGGCAGCTTCTTTTTCACTCTGGCTCCCCAAATACTGCGGGGCATTCTTTCTGTAAAACATCTTGTATCATATTGGCGAGTTTTTGTATCTCCCCCTGAGCAGCTCTGTCTGTGCGTTTAGGCATTAGTTCCGCCCACGCTCGGAAGTTGGCAGTCACTACAAACTCTGTATGGCAAGCATTGGGTAGCACCCCTCTTGCATCCTCTGGCTTAACACCAATACTGATAAGGTTGTTATACGTTGTTTGCGCTGAGTGCATAGCTGCGATAAAAGCATTCTTTGCATCTGATGTTAAGCTATCTGGGATGGTGTAGGTAAACGGGTTTTCCTTGCAGTACCTCTGGCTTCTCACGCAAAAGCTTAAATGCCTATGCCGCGTTAGTTGCGCCAGTAACGCCCTTGTAACTCCCGATACATAGAAGGACGCACTAGCATGTTCTGTAATGCTATGATGCCCTTTATTTACGCAAGCTCGCACTAACTTAGCCGCGCTACCTTCCTTAATCTTGTCATGGCTATCATAGCAAAGTCTTGCATCCCATTCGATATGTTCTAGGGCATTGGGGGTTATCCATCTCAGTTCTACTTTCATCTTTTTGTCCTTGTTTTATCTTTAATAGTCAATATCAGGTACCTTGGTCTATGTATTACCTAGTTATATTTCTAAATTCTTTCGTGCCTTCCGAAAGGTAATACTCTAACAACCACACTCTCGTTGCCTAACAAGTTTTGCCAATATTTAAGATACCGTGCCGAGCGTATTCTTCTATAAATATTAGAGCGGTAATATGTGTGTTCGCTGTTGGAGAATTTGACACAACGACTGCCAAAATCCCCGATTAGATATGTAGGGTTCTCACCTATAAACAGGATAGTCCTGTTTTCCACCTTTATACCATGCATAATTAACATCGTAGGAAAGAGAAATTTCTTTATTCCTTGTAGCATACGTCTCTCCTATATTTTATGCTTCAGTATAACAATTTCATCCAATGGACTACGCTTCGCTTGCC